TCAGTCGCGTGAGATTGTCACGATGTCGCGCTTCATCGCGCTCAACTCGCGCGAAGGTGCATCGCTCCAGAAGGATTGGACCTCCGGCTTCCTAAAGCCAATTGACGCTAAACTCTCGCAACTCGTACAAGCCGGCGACGTGGCCGCGTACGCGCTCGCAATCACTGCGATTCAAAAGGGCTTGGTTCAGTAAGGGCTTGGTTCAGTAATGGCACTCGCACCGGACTATCCCACGAATCAAACCGCTCACTACCTGGGCTTCCTTCAAGGCTTGATCTTGGTCGTGATGTTTAGTTGGCTGGCGATTGAATGCGCTCGAGCGGAGCAACAGAAGCAAAAGCACGACGCGCACTAGATTCAATTTGGTGGCTCTTAAAACTCTAGGGAGAAGGTTAATGATGTGGAGTTTACAAAAACGGAAATCGTGTTCTACGTCGCGATGTTCATCGCGTCGGGATTTGCTTGCCTCGCGCGTATCTGGCGCGACAATGAGCATGCTGACGTTCGCACTGTTTTTGGTAGGTGCCTTAGTTCGGGGTTTCTCTCTTTTGGAGCTGTCGCTATTTGGATCGGTCGCAATCCCGATCCTGCTATTGGCAGCGGCGCTTATTGGCTGGCGATTGCGACCCTAGTGGGTTATTGCTCGCGAGATATTCAAGATCAGATTTTGACTCGCGGGATTAGTTGGATGCTGGAAAAGTTTAGCGGTCCCGACAATGCGGCAAAATAGCAGGTAATGCAATGTTCCATGAGGCTATGATTCACCCGTTCAACCGCGCATTCGATAAGACTTTTCCGCGAACGCTCGTTGGTTCGATCGGTGGTGTTGCACCGGCAGTATTTACACTCCAATCCAACGGACTGCTTTTTCGACCTTCAATGACTTCGTTAGCCGACTGGGATAATGTAGAGGCTCCTTGGGCAGCAGTTACAAGGGATGCTTTCCTTTCGGAGGGCATGATCGACAGGACGGTAGGTGACGCAAGATATGACTTTGGGCGAAGAAATCCAACGATACTGAAGGATGGCAATGACCTTTACTGCTTGACGAATGATTATCCGGCTACTGCACCATCCCTAAACTACATAACTCGCTCAACAGATATGGGGCGAACATGGATTGAGATGGGGCAAACATCCGAGGCAAACGCGAAGATTGCAGGCGGATCGTGGGCTGGTTGTGCGTGCCCTGGATCGCTCAATAAGTGGGGGTCAGACTATCATTTCCATCGGGTTTTGACCGACACGACAGGGGGCTTTCCTCCTTACTCATGGGATATATGGTCGGCGACGGAGTTGCAAGTTCTTTCAGCAGGCAAGTATGGTAATTGGTCGGCGGTTCGCAATCAGCCAGCGGGTACAGGATGGGCAGAAACTAGCCTACTGCCGGGCGCAACACTTTTGCATTCAGGCACTTACTATCATTTTGCCCAGTCGTATGCAGCAGGCTGGACAATAGGGATAATGTCCGGCAGTTCTGCTAGTGGTCCGTTTACTCAGTTGGGTGCTACTGCTTTATTTGATTCGACTAATTTCCCAGCTAGCCGCCAGCCAGAAAATCCGCGTTGCTTTTTTCATCCAGGGTTAGGCAAGTTTGTGATGCTTGTCAATTTAGTCAATGGTGATTTTACGGACTCCAGTGCGGTGATTGTCGGTACAAGTGACCCAACTAACTGGACTGGTGCGTCGATAGAAATCTTTGCATTTGTTTCGGCTACCCACGGAACGCGGAACATAGGTACGTCGAGCCATCTTTGTGGGCCGAGTAATGAGCTTATCTATAATGAAGCGTCCAATGATATTCTTGCTATGTACGATACGGACGCAATCAGCGCATCACCTGGATGGCATATCGGTAGGCGAATCGTGCCTGCAACATTGCGATACAGTGCGGGTGAATACACACTTAGCGGAGGTTCATTTAAGACACTGAAGAAAACAGTCTCGCACACGGACGTATGTATTGAAGCCGATGTAAAGTTTACCGCTGCATCTGGTAATAGTATGGGCTTTCAGTTCCGTATGACTGGGGCCAATGGATACGCGGTTGCGGTCCGAGATAACGCAACAGTCGTACTTTATGATGCTGCGTATAACGTCATCGAGATTGGTACAGGAACTGGGCCGACTCTTAACGTTTACAATCGCGTCAAAATACTTGCGGTAGGAACATCAATTAAAGTTTGGCTGAACGGTGTTTTGCAAGTAAACGTAACAAATGCAACCTATGCAAGCGGAACATCTGTTTGGGTGTACATGAATTCCGTAGCTGGTTCCCTACGAAATGTAAACGTCAGTAGTTCTGACAGTATTACAATTACAGGACTTTCGCCACGGCAAGTAATTGCATTACGTGATGTAGGCAATTTTTGCTCAAATGAAATAGTAGCTAATGGTGCTGGCGTTGCAACTGGGGTGATGATTGGGGACAGCACAGGATTACAGGCAGGCTCAACCATTCAATCAATTACGACTTCGCCTGGAGACTCCATAGAGATTACTGGCGTGGTTGCGTTGCCAGTCGTAACGTCTGGATCAGTAATAGCAGGCTTTGACGGAATTGCAACATGCTCCATGTCCGCCACTGGTGCCTCTACCTACCGATGGCAGAAAAAGGAAAGCGGAGTATGGCGTAACATTGTTAGCTCAAATGCAAATCCGTTTATTTTCAACTTTGAGGCTCAAGATTCCACGTTTTTATATCGCGGAATCGCCTCAAACGCAAACGGCTCGATAGCGACTGAGGAAATTACATTTGCATTAGCTGCTCCGCCAGTCGCACCGCAATTAAAACTGCACTCTATAGTAGGTGTATTTGTCGAACGAACTGCACCTACTACGCTAGCTACAATAGGAGATAGAGTTGGTACGTGGAGAGACTCCACAAACTCATTCGACTTCGCCTCACCCAACGACAGCAATCGCGGGGTGTTAAACGCAAGAGGATTATTGACGGACGTTACCTCGATTTACATGGAGAACGCTTCGATAAGCGTTGCTCAAAACAAGTCGGCTTTTACTTTGTTTACGGAAATAGGTAAGTCAGTTGCGGGTAGTGCAAATAATATTGCTATTCGTCAAATAGATGTACTTGGTGTGCAGTGGTACAACGGTGATGTGTACGTCTACGCTGGCACAGGTTCTGCCTACGCTGCTGGGATGGGTACGCTAAGCAACTATCTGATTAGCGTGGTGTTCGATGGAACGCTAACCGGCAACGCTAATAGACTAAAGATGTATATTGACGGAGTGCAGCAAACACTCACTTTCGCCGCTACCATACCGGCTTCTACGGCGAACACCGCAGGGCTGATAATTGGGGATGCTGTAGGCTCAATTGGAACAGCTCCATGGGTCGGATGGATTAAGAATATAATGCTTTACGACACAGCACTAAGCAGCGTTAATCGTGCTGCAATCGAAGATTATTTAGGTTATTAGTATTTCAGGACTAATCGAGATAAGGGAACAACATGGCAGCAGTAGCAATCACGACTACGACTCAAGACATTGCTGGCGACTTCGACATAGTTGTACGGGGCAACCCGACCGACTGGACGAACGTTATTTTGCAAAAAGCACTAGGGGCGGGCGGAGCGAACTTTATAACGTGCAAGGTTCTTGGCGGGCAAGGTCATCACTTCGTCAAAAACACAGGCAGCAACGCTTACAAATTACTAACGGCTGTCACTGGCGTAACAATTGAATTTAACCAGTAGGCTCGGACGCAACTCTTTGTAAGGGTTTCGCCCGGAGTAAGAAAACACAGGCTTCACCTTGGCTATTCCGACAGATTACACGCAAGAGCAAATTGAGTTCGCGCTGCGAGAGTGTGGTGGCTACCTCACTGGCGTAGCGAAGATGCTCGGCACGACCTACGAAGCGATTCGCTTGCACATTCGCAACAACGCGGACTTGCACATGGCGCAGTTGGACTACCGCGAAGAGTTGCTTGACACAGCCGAAAAAGGATTGCGTAAGGCAGTCTTCGCTGAGAAGCCTTGGGCTATAAAATTCGTATTGGCAAGACTAGGGAAGGGTCGAGGCTATGGGCAGACAATCGAGATCGACATACCTGCTGATAGCGCTAGTCGCGTGGTGGTGTACCTCCCTGACGATGGACGCGAAAGCAAACCAGATGGAAGTACGACCGCAACCAGGACCGCAGGTAACAGCGTTACAGAGTAGCGCGGACATTCTGATTTACGGCGGTCAAGCTGGTGGCGGAAAGACCTGGTTGCTTTGCGCGGAGCCGTTGAGACGCATTCACAACGCGGGCTTCCGCGCGATAATCTTCCGCCGAACCTATCCGCAAATCATGGGTGGTGGTGGCATCTGGGAAGAAGCCAACGCGCTCTATCGACCACTGAAAGCGAAGATGCGCGAAGGCGATAAACTTGACGCTGCTTTTCCAAGCGGTGCGACGGTCAAGTTCGGTCACCTTCAGCACGAAAAAACTAAGTACGACCATCAAGGTAAACAATACACGCTGATAGCGTTCGATGAGTTGACGCACTTCACTGAATCCCAGTTTTTCTACCTACTCTCGAGGAATCGATCTACGTGCGGGTTCAAGCCGTACGTACGGGCAACGTGCAATCCCGATGCAGGTTCATGGGTCGCTGGCTTTATTTCGTGGTGGATTGGTGACGATGGATACCCGATCGCGGAACGAACTGGGGCGCTGCGATACTTCGTTCGGCATGAAGACGACACGCTTGATTGGGGCGACTCGAAGGAAGAGTTGATCGAGCGTCACCCGCTAATCACAACGGACCTAATTCTTAGCGTTACCTTCGTGCCAGCAACGCTCGACGATAACAAGATCCTGATGGAGAAGGATCCAGGATACAAAGCCAAGTTGATGAGTATGCCGCGCGTCGAGCGTATGCGATTGCTGGGCGGTAACTGGCGGATCAGCGAGGGCTCAATTATCGATTTGGAATGGCTTAGTCGTCGTTTCTCGATAGATGATGGCCACTACGTCATTTCTTACCAGGGGAATGTTTATCGTGTTCCACAATCGAAATGCAGACGTATTGCGACGGTTGACACGGCGGGCACAAGCAAGGAAAAGGCGGCAGCGGCCAAGCAGGGCAAGCAGCCAAGCAATTCAGCGTGCGCGGTGTGGGATCACTTACCAAGCTGGACGTTTTCGCATGAAGGTCGCCAGGAAACTCTCCGCAATCTGCTATTCCTGAGATACGTCTACGCGGCAAAGGTCGATTGGCCTAAACTACGCGTCGACATACCGGAAGTGTTGAAAGCGTGGAACGTACAACGCTGCTTCATCGAAAATGCTCATCATGGTCAACCCTTGCAGCACGAAATTAAATGCTGCTCAAGGGAACTTGTCGGGCCTGTGATACCAGGGATGGGTGACACAAGCTCAGGCGCAAAGTTAGAACGCGCGGTCGCTAGTGGGATGCTCAGTCGGATTGAATTTGGGCAACTATTTCTGCCCCATGATCCTGAACCGTGGGTACCTGATTACGTTCGAGAACTGACGACCTGGACCGGCTTGCCGGATGAACCAGCAGACAGAATCGACGTGACCAGCTACGCGTGCTACGTCACGAAGGCGGGCGGTAAGGCATGGGGAGGAGTTCTAACTTGAGAAAAAAGGGCAAGCCAGTGACCACCGAACAACGCAGCATGTTACCCACCATGCCGATTGAAGGACCAAAAAACAACTTCGTCGCGCATCGTGATGATCCAATGCTCTCAATGAGCGAAGCCGGTCGCTTGATCGGTCGCACTCATACCACCATTCGGCGTTGGATTGACGATGGCTTGATCGATGCTGTGCGCGATGTTCGTGGATTGAGGCGCGTTCGCAAAAGTGAACTGATTCGGTTTACTGGCGTGACGGCGTTCGCGCGTAAGTCGCCTTACTTCTGGTTGCAGGAATCAGAATTGCCCGATGGCTATGTTTACGTCGATGGCGAGTATCCAAGCGTTCGTGAAATTGACACACTGAAGTATTACCCAGTCCCATTGCTAGAGACTAAATATGGCTAAGCTAAAATTTATCGGTATCGCGCAGTCGGTGTCACAAATCGACGTGGTGACCCTCGGCGGAACGTGGGCCGCAGGTGAAAAAGCTCGCTTGACCATCAATGGCAAGTTCGTTGAATACACTGCGATTGTGGCCGACACCCCGGCTTTAGTTGCGGTTGGACTTGCGGCGGCCGCAGCGGCTTCAACGGCTGGCGAGTTCCGAGAGATTGCTTTCACTCGCGTTACCACAACGGTCATTGGAACCAGCATTGCAGGCACACCGTTCACGATGACCGTATCGGAGGACTCAGCTAGCGGAACGATCGGCACGTCGACAACGCAGGCGGCGACCGGTCCGAACCATTGGAACAATGCCGCAAACTGGTCAACCGCGGTGGTGCCGACCACAGCCGACGAGGTGTTCGTTGAAGCCTCCAGTGTGGCGATCCGTTATGGCTTCCCAACTGCTTTAGTGCTTGCCAAGTTCGTGCAATCCGCGGGAGCCGTTGGATTGCCCGACACCAACTCCGCAGGGTTCGAGGAGTACCGAGCAAAGTATCTGACGATCAGCGCGGCTATCGTTTCGGTCGACGGCGGAACGCTCAGTCGCATCAGTACGGAATCGGTAACGAGTGTGATCACGTCACAGTCTCGCAACGCAGTGGACGTGAAGGTAAATCATGCTACCGCTCAAGTTCACGCAATGGCCGGTGTGGTGCGCGTTGTTCCTTCCGATGCTGAGACCGGTCAAGCGGCTACGATTCGCTGCGCGGAGAATGCGCGGCTCGAGATCGGTGCCGGTGTGACAGTCGGAACAGTGCTGTCAGCCGGGATTTCAACGATTCGCGGAACGATCACAACGCTGACTGTGGAGGGCGGCGAGTGCAAGTTCCAAGGCGTTCTGACGACCGCAAACGTCAAGGGCGGAACGATGTACTACGAATCCGGCTCGACGATTACCACGGTCAATTTGAGCGAGCTGGGGCTCTTTGAATGTCGAACGGACATTCGCGCTAAGACGGTCACGACTTTCAATATGACGGGCGGGCGATTGAGCAACCCGCATCGCGTGATCACATTTACGAACTTCCAGCCGGATACGGACATGTTGCAGGCGGGGTAGGAGGTAGGGTATTCGTAGGGTATTCGTAGGGGCTCGATGTTCGCGCTCGATGTTCGCGCGAACTTTGCCTTGCTATCGGGATGACCATTTGGCGAAAAACTCGTCAATTAAAGGCAACAACGTTCTTTTGCGCCTAAACTCCCGGTGTTCCTTTAGCTGCTGCAACGTAAACCCTTCGTCTATCCTCTTTGCAACGTGATACAGCTCTCGCCGTACCTTCGATGCTTTTGTGATTCCATTAAAGTCACACCAGTCAAGAAATCTTACGCCTGGGTTGTATCCTGATGTCATACCGGTGTGCGGCATTTCGCCAGGAAGATTTTCAACCATCTTTTCGAGTTCGTCTAATTTCGCTCGCATGACATTGATAGCCGCAATTAAGTCGTTTGCCATAAATCATAGTTCCATTTCTGCGCCACCTATGCAGTCCCCACACATCCAGCCCGCGTGCCCATAGATGCCATTATCATAGTAGCTCAGGTCGTCACTGACTTCATCACATGCTGAACAAACCATGTCCTGTGGGCAATCATCTTCTGCGATTTGTTCAGCATTTTCAAGTTCATCAACCAATGGTAAGTCGTTTGCCATAAATCACCCGTTTGAAACATCTTGAACACATTGCGAGAGCTAAGGACCACCTGAGAATCGATCCAAGCTTCACTGGACGCGGACGCCAGCCACACGCCAGCCACACGCCAGATTGACTTCGTTCAAGATTTCTTTCCCGAAAAAGTGAATCTTTTGAACGTCCTGAACATCCTGAACGCATTCTACAGCGCCGGCTATTGAAGTTCATCTGGGCGATGCAATGCTCAGTGCATGGAAGGTGAATTTGCCAAAACGATGTTAAAGGTAGGAACCTATCACAGCCCTGATGGCGTTGTGACAGTCACTCCTGAACGCCTCAAACATTGGGAACGGCAGGTTAAGGCAATCCAGAGCGTAGGGTACGCGATTCCATCGCACTTTGATCACTCGAACGATGAGGAGCTGCTGACACCAATCAGCGAATCCGAGTTGCGAGCCAAGCAAAGTCGATCAGCCAAGAGCACGGTCGGCAAACTGAAAAGCTTTCAAGTTTCGCCAGATGGTCAGAGTGCTGAAATCGTTCTCCATACGCTTGAGCCGAACGCAACCAGGTCAGTCGCAAGCAATTCGATATACGTTTCGCCCGTTGTCCATCCTGAATGGAAAGACGGTGCCGGTAACAGATACCGCGATGCACTTACTTCGTTCGATTTGGTGGATTGGCCCGTCGATCACAGCCAAAGCAGTTTCACACCGTTGGTTCGAATGGGGCAGAGAGTTTGTCCTGCAATCCGCATGGGTGCAGGCAAGCCGCATTTTTTGGAGCGTCAGCAGATGTCAACAGCCACAGCAACCAAGAATCGATCGCAAGCCGCGCGTAAATCTCGATTCAAGGCAGCTCTAGCCGTTGGCTTAAAACGCATGGGAAGCGATGCGGAGCCAGAAGACGACGAAGACGACGAAAAGCCTTATGACGCAAGCGCGTCCGATATGGCTGATTCTGGTGCGGATACGCCAACGCCAAGCGATGATGCTTCCCCTACTGATACCATCGGCGCGGAAGAAGCCAGCGCACCCGATCTACTCGATAGCGTGCTTAATTTGCTCGGCGAGTACGGCGTGACCCTTCCAGACGACACTACCGATACAACTCTGATCAACCATCTGCGTGTAGCGCTCACTGCGTTACTCAGCAGCCAAGGCCAAGAAGAAGACGAGCTAGGCGACGAGCAAGGCATGGATCAACAAGCCATGCCACAGCCGGTCGCACCGACGATTGCGACGATGAGCGTTCAGCAACGCAAAGCACTTGATCGAGCCGCAATTGCCGAACGTGCTTTGAAAGAGTACCAGCGCTCACGAACCACGGAACGCCTGGGCGGTCTGCTCAAGGCCGGTCGATGCACACCCGCCGAACACGATTCCATGCTTCGCAATCTTGGCACTGTCCGTATGTCGATGTCAGACGACGGGAGTTTCAAGCCAAACCGCGTCGATCATTTCCTCGAGGACCGCGAAAGCGTTCCTAACGGCACTTACTGGACTGATCAACAGCGAACGCAGGCAATCGGTCAAAAGATGTCGGTGGTCGAACCTCCTGACGCGATTACCAGTGGTGGTGGTCGGTCGCACTCCGAATTCGCCGAAGCCGTCCGCGCTATCGGTGGCAATCCTGACGAATAGTTTTAGGACCAACTTACCATGCTCAACCAACAGCTAGGTTCACCTGGCGTACGCGCCGCAGCGTTCACGACTACCCGCGAAATTTTCTGGGGTGGTGACGCTTCGCGGCAGAAGATCGCACGCGGACAAGGCCAATTCAGCAGCACTATGCGCGATGCTGGCAGTTCGCCTACAACGGAAGTTCGCTCAGGATTGTTGCTCGGAGCCCTGACTGCTGATACCAAGCTCGTCCACTGGGATCCGGCTGCAACTGACGGTAGCCAATGGCTTCGCGGTGTTAACGAACACGAACTGGTTATGGTCGAAGGCTACTCGTCGACTGCCGCCGAACGCTTTGGACCATACGTTCTGCAAGCTCCCTTGCGAGCCGCATCGCTCTTGATTCTAGGCACTGCATTGACAAGCAGCGATCACCAATACCTCGCCCGTCGATTGCTCGCGCTATCCGGTAGCTTGCTGGACGATGACCCGATGGGTTATCTGGCTGGCGTGAACCAACGCACGATTCTGAAGACCGTTACCGGCGCGATCACCGCAGCCGAAAACGGCTCTCAATTTATCGTGGTCGGTGCCGGCGCTGTAACGCTAACCCTGCCGGCGCTGGTTACTGGCCTCAATTATCGATTCGTCAACGCAGCCGGGCAAAACCTAATCGTCGCGTCAGTTGCCGGTGACGACATGGTTGTGCTCAACGATTTGTCTGCTGACTCGGTGACGTTCTCGACCGCGAACCAATTGATCGGCGCTGCGCTCGACGTTTGGAGCGAGTACGTCAACGGCACGCTCAAGTGGATCACCAACGTTCAAATCGGCACTGGCACGATCGCAACCTAACCCATAGCGGGTAATTGATTCAACTATCCGGTTCTGCCGGATAGTTCGCACCCAACGGATTCACTCACTAAGTTTTTTGCAGGACTCACCAAACATGCCAGCACTACAAAGCCTCCTTTCGCCACAAGTGTTGACGAAAGTGATCAGCCAAAAAGCTAAGACGAGCGATTGGTTGCTCAACCTTATGGGCCTGGCACCAGGCGGAAAGAACGAATGTTTCGAGGGTCACGGACGCATGGGAGCGTTCCACATCTTCGACCACACGCGTAAGGTCGCTCTCGGGCGTGCGCCAGGAACCGCAGCCGGTCGCTCCGCAGCTAACCCTATGGGCCAAGTGCTGTTCACCTACCCGCGCATGCACGATAGCCTTTCGTTGCCTGCCGAAATCCTGCACAACCTCGGCAAGATCAGCGACCCAGCCGTTCGTGATAAAGCTGGTGCCGACATGATCGCTCGTCAGACCGATTATTGCGGGGAAAAGGCCGCGAACTGGCGCAAGGCTATGCTGATCGGTATGCTTCGCGATGCGCTGTACTACACAGTGGACGGCGATGATGTGAAGTTCAACTACACCAGCGGCAACCGAATTAACTTTCAGATGCCAGCCGGAAACAAGTCGCAGCTCAACATGCTCGGCGAAGGCAACATCATCGGCACATCTTGGGCCAACCTCGACGCTGATATTCCCGACAACCTCGGCAAGATCAACCGCGCTTTCCAAATCCTATGCGGTGGCTTCTTGGCTGGTGCGATTATCCCGCACGCGATTTTCAATTTAATGCGCCGCAACAACGTGATCCAAGAGGAGCACGGTTCAAGCGTTTCACCATATCTGCGATATGAAAAGCTGGAATTTGAATCAAGCCCTGGTAAAAGCATGTTAAACGTGCTGGTGTGTGAGTTCCGGTCGTTCCCTGGTTGTACTTTCTTCGTTACCGACGAAGTTATCGACCTGGGTTACGATTCAACCGAATCACTTCAGCCGATGGTGCCTGTTAATACTGGCATCTTCTTCGGTTTCACACCTGGCGACAACGTTGTGCAATGCTACCAAGGCTCGGAACCGATCAGCGAATACGACGGCGCGCCGGAAAGCGAAAAGGTCGGATTCTCGGCCTGGTCGGTCAAACGCTCCAACCCAACCGCAACCGAGCTTTACACGCTCGACAATGCGCTGATCGTTAATCACATCCCCAAAGCAATTGCGAACCCAACGCTAGTTTTCTAAGACTGTCCCAGCGCGGTTTGCGCAGGAACGCCCGGAAGCCTCCGCGATTGCCCTGTCGCGGAGGCTTTTTTCATGAACTAGGACGCTCGCTATGCCAGTCAAGCCAAACCCGATCGGAACTGACGAGGATCTTGAAGGTTACTTCAGTTCCTACGGTATCGAATCGTGGGCTGACCATGACAGAGTTGGTGACCCGAGTGCGACGTTGGTACTTGATCAGTGCAAGATTTACGCGGGTTCGTTAATCGCGAGCAAGCTGGCTAGGCGCTACGAATACAGCTCCTTGATCACTTGCCCGATGATGATCGAAGTGTGGTGTGTAATCGTGCTGCGAACGCTGACGTTCCGGCGCGGAAACCCACCTCCGGCTAGTCTCGAGTTTCGTTATCAGGAGTTGCTGCAACGCGATGGCTTACTCGATCAAATCGCCGATGGAACGCTGATGCTGACCGATGAAGACGGCAACCCGTTTCGACCGAAGAACGCAAACTCGCCAGGCTGGGCGAACCTCCATATTGACCGATTGTATCCCGAGAGCAAAGTGCGCGTGATCACTGGAAACTCGGATATGACACCAAGCAGACTGAGACGTAAAACCGACCGATTCCCAGAGACTTTCGGATGAGCATAGTGACTTTCAACGGAGCCCGACCAGAAGCCTCGCGCATCATTCGCGCGTTGATCGCTTCGTTGACCGGTCACGCTCGCACCGAAGCGGCTCGCAGCGTATTCATCGTAATGGGAATCGCAACGCTGACGGAGATTCATCAGGACTTTATCGTAAAGGCTCGCGGAGGTGCCGGCGCAGACGGAACAGTATGGCCGCGGCTATCCCCGAAAACGCTGGCGTACGGTCGCAGGTTTGGGCCTGGTGAGCAATCAGCGTTGAAAAAAGCCGCAGGACTCGGACGCGGCAACCAGTTTGCGCCCGGTGGTAAATCGGGCCTTCTGACGGCATCGCAGCTAAAGCAGTGGCGGGCGTTCTACGCAATGCTAATGACAAAATACGCTGCGACCATGCCATTGTCCGCAGCTAAAGCCAAAGCAGCAGCTCAAGCTTGGGTAGCGATGAAGAAACGCGGAGCCAAGACGAAGCTCGAAGTCTACGGAAATCGAGAACACGAAGTATTGCGTGATACCGGCGTGCTTGCGAACAGCCTGTCCGTTGGAATCTTGAGCGGAGACGCATACCAAAAACCGATGGTCGACGGCGGTGAAGAACAGATTTTCTCACTGATCGAGAACGGCGTGATTGTCGGTACGAACGTGAAATACGCCCGATCTCACCACGAAGGTCTTCGCGGAATCCCAAAGCGGCCAATCATGCCCGACGAAGATCGTATACCGCAAGTTTGGCTAGATCGAATCCTTGATGCTGGAATGCGAGCTCTCGCGAGTTCGATCGAGCTGTCGATGTCTAGGGGGAGTGTCGCCTAATGTTCATCGCTGAAGCCTGCCTACTCCAAGCCGTCCGCGACAAGCTCGTTACTGACCTGACGCTGGACGAACATCAGTGCCAAGTGGAGCTCGATGGCATGATGCCCGATTATGCGGGCAAGTTGTTCATTGCCGTTAGCCCTGGTGGTGTGCAAATTGGGCCGAGGCATAAGTCTAGCGGTGGCGCAATCGACTTAGTGATCGGCGTAAAGGTGACTGTTTACAACCGCGTTACCGAGATCGCTCGCGACAAACGACGCAGCACGTTCATTCAATTACTAACAGGGCTCGCACCAACTCTTGAGAGCGTTGTGCGGGCGCTCGACAATAACTATACGTTGACGACTTCTGCCCTAGCGCTGCAAGCCGCTTCGGCGGTGAACGCTGGCGGGCTGTACCCCGAACCACTTCGGCAGTTCAGCCCCGAACTATCAGCACGCATGGTAATGCGAGACCCGTACGACGCTGCGCAGATGAGTGGTATGCCAGCGGATCCAATCGTAGCAGTGGCAAGGTCGATCAATTTCAGTGGAGCACGTTACATGCAAGTGAGGGCATCATGAGCGCTGTGATCATGCCTAACGACCGTTCGACGAAGCATCCCGCGGTAGGGTTCTGTCGAAACCCGCTATGCCAAGTGCAAGGTCAGCGCGAAGAACTATTCACGTTTCCGATTACTCACGCTCACGTAAGTTGCCCAAAGTGCGGCGCGTGCATTGAACCGATGGTCGGTGTGTACGTGCTCACGCATTTGCTATTGCCAATGCGCGGCGGTCCGATTCGCGGAGCCGGTGGCCTCTGCTACGTTTTCGCTTGCGACGATCAACGCGCCTACCTCGCTACAATGACGAACCTGGAAGCGGCAAGCGGTGACGTAAATGTGATCAACTGCCCAATCTGCAAAGCCAATGCGGCCAAGCTGGGAATTAAACTTGCGGACGGTTGGAAGCCCGACCCAGAATTACTAGGAGTCTAATATGTCGTTTATTGCCGGTGGATATAACATCACGTACAACGCGAAAGCTCTCGGTCAAACAGCCGAAGGGATTCGGATGACGTACGAGATTTTCAAGAAAATCATTACAGGGCACTTGGGCGGGCAGACACCGCAAGATGCTGTTTACCAAGGCCAGAACCGAACCAGCTCGTTTCGATTGCTCGAAGCAAACGCGGCGGGCGTGGCAGACCTACTCTATGCGTACACGTCGACCATCGGCAACGAATGGCAACTCGGCATTATCGGCTTACTCGATGTCCGTGGGCAGGGAAGCGTATCGCCAGTAACGAGGTGTAAAGCGGTCGTTCTCACAGCGATCACTGGCACGAGTGCATCGAATGATGCAGCCGCAACCATTACACTGCCGCTATCGATTTTGCATGATCGATTCCCGGTCGACGTGCTACTTGCGCCGGACCTGAAGGAAGTTCCAATCCGACTCCAACACTACGTTAATATGAGCGAAGGAACCCCGACATTTGGTTCATCTACGTAATTGGTTTCGCAGGAAACCGGAAGAGAAACCGGAAGAGAAACCGGTTGCAAAGCAAGTGTTGTCGATCACAACCGATCGTCCTACGCTGGAACTGACCCTGCCTGACGGGACTACCACCAGATGGCAGTATGACGTTGTTGTTCTGAAGCTAAAAATGCAGATGATTCAAGACGCTTCGGGACGATCGATTCCAGACCAAGCGGATCTTCAGAAGTTTTGCGACTGCCTGATTTTGCTCGGAATGCCCGATTGCAATGTAGACGTTGCGTTGCGTATATGGTCATTAGTATTGGTTCAGTTTCAGCAAGTTGCGCTCTCGATTGCAAGGCAAGTTGAACAGTGTCGGTCGAGCTAAAAGTAACCCTAGTCGGCGAAGATCCTCAACAGCAGGCCGCGTTCACCAATCCGCAGCCTGCCCCGGCTAGCGGTGCGCAATCGCAGCCCGCTCAGCCGTCGACTAGCAGCACTTCGCAACCTGCCAGTCCTTTACCAAGTGCGACGAGCACAACCCCGCCAAGTGCAACGTCACCGCTCCAATCGCCTACAGAGCCAGCTACCACGGAACGCCAAACGGTTCCTCCTGAATCCCTAGTTGTTGCTGAATTGGTAGGCGACAATACAGCCAAAGCGGACGCGCCGCCCGCCAGCGCACAGCCTACTGAAGCCAGTTCGCCCGCGTTATTCCCTGATTCGATCGAAGAACTAATCGATGCGATCGACGATCTTGTATCGGCCACTAAGGACGAGTCTAACAGTCGACGCGATGTTCTCGATGAACAAGGTCGATCAGCGAGACACGGAAGCCGTAAGGCTTTTGCAACTGCTCTGGACGAGGTTCTTCCCAATGAGGAGAAAGCCAAAAAGACCAAAGAGCAAACCGATGCGCCCGCAAAGTCGCTGTTCGACAATCTATCGGGCTTAATCGATCAGAAGATTGACGACTTTGGATTGAAGGGAAGTCGCGCCGGCAATCTCGTTTCAAATCTAAGTCACACCGGAGCAGGACTTGCCAACCGCGCAACGCAGTTTGCTTCGGGACTGTTCGGCGCAGGTCAAGCGGCATCAGGTGCCGCAGCCGGTGCGGGAGCCAGCGCAGGGGCCGCAACTGGAGTTGCCGCAAGTGGTGCTGGAACTGCTGCCGCTGGCGCAGGGGCCGCGGCTGCAACCGGAGCAATGGCCGCAGCCGGTCCGCTTGTCGCCGTAGCGCTCGCAGCCGGAGCCGCAGCGCTCAGCGTCAAGAAGTTCATGGAGACAATGGACGCGGTTGCAAAAAACCTCGAAGACCTATCGCCAGCGATTGCATCTGTTCAAGCTCAATTCTCCGCGAACCAAGAGCTAATGCGGCTAGACCGTGCTAAGCGAATTGGCGATGAAGTGGCTTCGCTGCAAGCCTCGCAGAACCGCTTGTCCGAATCGATGTACGAAATTCAAACGAAAATCTACGAGTTGCTACTAAAGACAGCTCCGCTAATCGAAGTTGGAATCAATAGTTTGACTGTGATTATGAATACGCTGGACGTGCTCATTGCAACGGTCAATCGCATCTACGCCTCCATCACGTTGGACCCGACCGACAATCAGCCAGCCGCAAAAGCACTAACTAAATCAATGGCAGATTTAGCCGATGCCATGCTCCTAATGTCGGGTCAAGATACTAACCCCAAGAATGAACAGATTGACCCATTCCTTGCCGAATTGCTCGCAGCCGACAATAAGCTCAAGCCGCCTATTCCGCCTCGCAGGGGCAAAGGGTTGGGGGGACTTCCGTAATGGCAACACGCCAAATACTTGAATACAACGGCTACGTCTTTAACGAGTACACCGAAATCAGCGTTAGCGCGAGCATGGTTCAGGACGACGCGCAGACTACGGTACTCTACAACCGTTATCGGATTCGAGCCGAAACAACCATCTATGCGGATGCTGGCGACTCACCTGGGCAAGCGGGTACGCACTTCGCGAGAATCCGCGATCGACTCAGCAAGCAAGGCAAGTATCTTGTTATCTCGCATCTTGGATTTAACGGCACACCTTTCGATGTCAACTTCACTGGTTCGGGCCGGCGCGACGTTACGCTAGGCCCACATCCTCGCATGATTTCCTGGGATGCTATCGGTCACGACAACGCGGTTCACGTAGTCTGGGAATGCGAAGTTTGCGTTTCGGAATGCGAACGCTACACCGGTGTAATGTCCGTCAATCATCGATTCTCGGCTCGCATTGATCCATCTGGCTACACGACGATCACCCACAGCGGATACCTCGAAGTTGCAGCGACCGTGGACGGCGACAACATTCTTGCAGCAGCCGATAACTTCCGGCAATTTGTTTTCAGCTTGCCAGCTCTCGAAGACTACCAGCGCGAAACGAGCTGGAACACCAGCCCCGACAATCGCAGGCTGGAGTTCACAATTGTCGAGAGTCAGATTCGTTCACCCAACGCATTCGCGACCGGCGTTGTCAACATCACTGGCAATCATGGCGTTGCTTGGCAACGTAATTCAGCCGCAAAGCTGACCCAGACGATCCGCGCAACAATCGAGTTGAGGCATGGAGTTGCGCGGTCCTACGCATGGGAGGTCTTCAAGGCGATCGTCACAAGCCGCGTAGCGTTCACCACAGCCAGCGGCGTCACGCTGTTTTTTGATCAACTCTATATCGATGAATCGCTGTTCGCGAACACGTTTAGTTTTTCGATCAACTACAGAACGATCATGGCTAAGCCTGACGATTCGATTCTAACAGCGCTGGCGGGTGCGTTTAGTGCATCGGGCTTTGCTGCCCCGATTAACCTTGGGACATGGGCCAACTGGAAAAGTAACATGTTGCAAGTTACAGGCAACCGCGGTATTTCGGACATTCGACTACGACCCAACGGCGCACAGATTCACAACCTCTGCTCAGATAATTTTGTTAGCCCAACGAAACAAGTTACACCAACAGCACGCCCACCCATGCCTACGGCCGGCACGAAGCTCTACAACGACAAGCCACCCGCTCGAGAAAGCTACCTCAAATACGATTCGTGGATCGAACTAGACGAAGAGGTTCCAACGACAACGCAAGTCACAGTGGATCCAGACGACTTGGAGCTAAAGACGTTTAATCCAAGCGACGAAAACGCAACGCTAGAGCCAGCAGGTTCGACAACCGGCGGCGGAACAGCCGTAAACGTGACTCGTTACGTCGAAAGCCAAGCCGGTCGCGTGGAGATAGTTTGGCGTGGCTATGCCGAGCGTATCGGTTACCCGATTCCTCGCCCCGATAAACTGAAGGTCGGCGACGTGACGCTCTATCGAGTTGGACGAGCTCAATTCCGTCAGAAGTTCATCGGAAATGTACTGGGTCAACCGGTCTACGCAGCGGCGTGGAATCAACGCTATGCGGTTTCAATGCGACCGAAAAAGATGAACGATAACGACATGAACATCTGGCAGGGATTGTAATGCGATTTCAAATCGACGGGAAAGATTTTGAGTTGAGCATTTTCGACGCGCAAGCGGCGATGGAACGCTGCGAACAAATGGCGGGTATGTCAGCAACGTCGACCGCGCCGACCGTCGAACTATTACATTCCGTAACCGCTTGGGCTCAGTCGCGTTTTAGTGTTCAATTGTCCGGAACAGCCGCTTGGCAGTTGTGGTGGTCAATCTGCGAACTAATGGACAGAACGCGGAAAGCCTACCAGCGAATTGCCGATGTAGGAGCCTGGTTGCACGTTGACGGGACGCGCCTAGGTGAACTGGAAATGTATGGGCTGTACGCGAACTTACCGCGAGTCAAGGCGCAGGCTACGCTGCAAGCAGGGAAGTTTGATCCAGCGGCGTACGACGCGATCTATCAGTTAGTGCTGGTGGCAACGGGAGACGAGAAGCAGGCGCGCGAAGCTCGAGCGCAGGCGTTGGAGCGTTTTGTCGATTCTCGTTGTGGAGGTAATTAGCGTGGTAAAAAACAATCGCAACCGAATCAAGAGCAAGCCAGCCGCGCAAACGCAAACGCAAAAGCTGAACGGCCAGAATAGGACGATCACGACGACACCCGGGGGCAAGCAGGCCGACACGTCGCGTTATCCTTCGTCGGGCCTCTACAAGCCGATTCCGCACATTTGGTTTCAACATCCGGTCGATCTTCCTCCGTTCACTTTCGCGACCGTCCGCGCTATGTTAATGGACGAAGGAATACGGCTCAACTTCGAAACCCGCGCCGCTCCTATCTACGGTTTAACATTCGGCTGGGAAGAAAACGGAGTTTGGCAGGAAGGTATTAAGTGCCGAGATCCTGGCGTTGCTCAATTCATCTTCCGGCAGCTCCAACGTATTTGGAAAACGTTTCTGCCTGAAATCCTCCGCTCTCAGATTTGGGGCTGGTCGGCTGGCGAAGTAACGCTGAAGCTGTCTGAAGAAACCGGACTGATCGAAATCAACGAAATGCTCTCCCGTCACCCGATGGATTGCAAGTTGCTGAAGCGTGGTTGCGAGCGCTACGGCGTGCGTATCGAGCGAGTGGAAGGCGGCAACGTTGATCTACCGTTCCCCTATTCGTGGTTTCACTCCTACGGCTCCGAAGACGGCGAAGACTATGGAACTAGCGCAGCCTATGGCGCTTATAGTTCCTGGGCCGACAAATGGTTCGAGGGCGGTGCTCGCGAAGTGCGTCGGCTGTTCATGCACAAAGATGCCTACGGCGGTGTGGATCTAACCTACCCTGACGGCGAAACGTACATCACAGGGTTCGACACCCCGATTCCTAACAAAGACATTGCTCGTCAAATCGTCGAAAACATCCGCGCCGGGGGAGTAACCGTTCGACCGTCCGACCGAGATGAAAACGGCAACGAAAAGTGGACGCTGTCACGCGCAACAGTCGCTAGTAACCCGTCGCACATCCTTCAGTACCCCAAGGATCTTGACGAAGAGATTCGGCACGGTATGGGCATTTGTGATGACGTGATCAATAGCGACTCTACGGGTGCCTGGGCGGGCAAAAAGATTCCGATGCAGTCGTTCTACTCGACGCTCGATTCGTGGGTGGTGAAGTTGCTCAAGGAGTTGTGCGTTCAACTGATCGATCCATTGTTGGTCCTTAATTTTGGCCGCAAGGTCGAATACGAAACGGCGTTCAAGCCGCTCGCCAAGCAAGCAATGGAACAGCAAGGGCAAGGCGATGGCGGCGACCCGAACGGAGTTCCGCAAGACATGCAAGGGAATGAGCAGCCTGGTCAAACGGGAATCCCTGGCGGCAACGATGAACCGCAGCCACAGCCACAGGCTGACGCAAACGCAAAGCCGGTCGGTATGAGCTTGGCCGATCAAGTCGGTTCCGGTGCGATCGATGTTCGCGACCTAGTTTCTCGAGCGAAAGAACTGTCATTGCTCCGCTTATCGAGCGCAACAGGCGATCAAACGGATAATGAGTTCGATTACTCACCGGAGCGGATTGAAGCGTTAGCGGACATTCTCGCAAGCATCTACGGAGACAAAGCGGAGGAAGTGCTTGACGCGATTCTTCCAGAAGACAAGCCAATGAAGCTGGCGCTTTGGAACCCTAGTGATCACCCTCGCGGCAAGAATGGTCAATTCGTTGCCAAGGGGACTGAAGAGGCATATTCGCTGGCAAAGGAAAAGGTCGACTCTGCACACCGCAGCCGGTCCCCTGATTCGATGTCTGAGCTGATGTCGCACTTGAACACGTTGACAACCAAGCAACTGCACAGTCTGAAGAAAGACTACGGCACCAAGGCAAGCGCCAAGACGAAATCGGCCTTGATTGCGAAGCTGACCGAACGATTGACGAGTGGTAAACACCGCACCGCCGAACGCGAAGACGGCACGCCCGTTGCGCCAGTCCGTGAAAACGTCTACACAGTACCAACTGGAACGCTAAACGTTGACCCCGCCCGATTCCAGTACAAAGTGAAGGGCATCGGCGAAAAGGGAGTGGGCGAAGAACTGAAGGGAACCAGCAAATGGGTTCCCGAGTTGGGTGGAGTGCTGCTAGTTTGGAGAGATCCAGAAAACGGCAAGGACTTCGTGATTAACGGACACCACCGGCACGAATTAGCGACTAGGGCTGGAACAGAGCAACTTAACGCCCGCTACATCGACGCTCCAACAGCGAAGCATGCGCGAGCAATCGGAGCACTCGCGAACATTGCTCAGGGTCATGGGACTGCAATCGACGCAGCCAAGTATCTTCGAGACTCTGGGAAGGATGTCGAGCATCTAAAGCGATCCGGTATATCAATGTCCGGTCGCGTAGCTAGCGATGCTGCAAGTTTGGTAGACCTGTCGGATAAATCGTTCGCAGCGGTCGCGCAAGGCAAAATGGAAGAAGACAAAGCAGTGGCGGTCGCTAAGCATCTGAAGGATCACACGCTACAAGACAAGTTGTTCAAGAAGATTTGGCAACTCGAAGACGATGGCAAGGATTGGAGCATTCGCGAAGTCGAAGCCGCATCGAAGAAGATGAGCCGCGCAGGGATATTCAAAGACACCGGAACGGACCTGTTTGGCGATTGGGAATCGGAAGAGTCAACGTTTGATCAGGAGGTGGAGCTTGAATCGTTTATTAACAGGGCGTTCGCAACTGAGGCTAATGACTTTGCTGCCGTCAGTTCAACTCGTCGCGCAGAACGCGTCAGCGAAACCGGCAACGTGCTCAACGTCGACGCCAATCTACAAAAACGAGATTCCGCTAGGGCGTCACTATCAGACTTCGACCGAGAAGTTGGCCTCAAGGGGCCAGTCGCAGAAGCGATCAAAGCGCAGGCGGCGAGGTTAGCCAAAGCGACCAAGAAAGCCGACCGCGAATCGATCAAGAAAACAACTCTCGATGAAGTCCGCAAAGTGCTCTCTGCCATGCAATCGCCTGAACCCGAGAAGCCTGGTATCACGCTGGACACTCGCACTAATGAAGCCGCCAAACCAGGCGACCAGCTCGGCATGTTCGGAGAAGTCGACAACGTACCAGGCGGTAAGCCAACACTCGATCGAGTTGGCGAAACGAAGGGGCGATCGGTCGGACTTTTCGAAACCGATGGCGACCCCGATCAAATGTTACTGTTCGATGATGGTGTAGCAACACCTGATCGGACTTGGAAACCGGACGAGAAACGAAAAACCAACTACGCGATTGCAATGTCGCTAACTAAACAAACTAAACGCTACAAGGGGCTCGCTACGCCAATAATGTGGACACTCACCGAAGACGAAGTTAAGCAGGTTAAATCCGGCGCTCGCACTTTGATTCGTATGCAAGACACCGACCAAGACACGATCATGATGTCACTTGGTCGATTGCAAGAGGAAAATCGAGTTCTGAGAATGGGCGTTGACGCAACAGGGCACAAACACAAAGACAAAGGACCGGGAGGCGGTCAGTTCACCAAAGGCGACGGCGGCGGCGACGGCGGTGGAGGTGGAGGAGGAGGAGGAGGAGGAGGAGGAAAAAGCACCGACTCAAAATCTGAACCATCGAAAACCCAGCTACCAATATCACTAAGCGAAGTTGGTAACGGCGGAAAAACGCTCTATCGTGGCACGCGTGCTGGTAGCCGAGTAGACGAGTATCAATTCTGGGCCGAGTCTAAATCCTACGCAGCTAGCTACGGAGGCGAAATCATTGTGGCTGAGATTTTAGACGAATCCAACATTCTTGATCTGCGGGGATGTATCGACGAAAACGGCGACTATGACGGATCGAAAATCGAAGAGGCGTGCGAAGGTCTGGCCGAAGCGATGGGCATTGACGTGGAAACGACAATCGAGCGGGAGCGCCTATGGGACTGCTCGCCAGATGAACATGCTTCCGCTGTCGCTGTCCTCCGCGCTGCCGGATTTGCCGGGTGGCAGTGGTGGGAAGGCGACGACGAAGCGTATTGCTTGTTCGTGAGCTGATCCCACGATGACTAACTAAACAAACTGAACACTATAAGGGGCTCGCTATGCCGACAATGTGGACACTCACCGAAGACGAAGCCAAGCAAGTTGAAGCCGGCGCTCGCACTTTGATTCGGATGCAAGATTCTGACCAAGACACAATCATGATGTCACTTGGTCGATTGCAAGAGGAAAATCGAGTTCTGAGAATGGGCGTTGACGCAACAGGTCATAAGCACAAAGACAAAGGACCGGGAGGCGGTCAGTTCACTAAAGGCGACGGCGGCGGTGGTGGTAGCGACAGCAAGCCGCAGAAAACGCAAGAGTCAGCACCAACCAGCCAATCGCCAAAAGCACCCGCAGCAGTACCGCAAGCCGATGCGCCCGCAGCCGCTAAGCCTTTGCCTGTCTCTGCCGGCGCTGTAAACAAAGAGGGACGCGACACGTTTGAACAACACCAGGTCAACGGCCAGTGGTCACCCGAACGTCAGAAGCTACACCAGGAAATCGTTGACAAGCATTTTTCCGGTAAGAAACCAGCTCCTAAAGGATCTGCCATTGCCTACGTTCTTGGCGGCGGTCCGGCTTCAGGCAAGTCGAGCATCGTCAATGGCGGACACGTAGCAATCGATCCAGACACGATTCACATTGACAGCGATGCAATCAAAGCCGAGTTGCCAGAGTACAACGAAATGCTGCAAGCGAAAGACCATCGCGCAGCCTCGCATGTCCACGAAGAGTCAAGCCACGTTGCCAAGATGATCCAAGACAAAGCCAGTCGCGGCGGATACCACACTTTGCTTGACGGCACTGGCGATTCGAGCTTTGAATCGCTCAAAGGCAAGATTGACAAAATGCGAGCATCAGGCCAACGCGTGGTAGGACAATACGTGACTGTCCCTACAGAGTTAGCCATTCAACGGAACATCGAACGCGCCAAGAAGACTGGTAGACTCCCCCCAGAATCGATGTTGAGAGCGTGTCACTCTTCTGTTTCCGCAATCGTTCCACAAGCAATTGAGGCTGGACTGTTCGATCAGTTCGACCTATGGGACACTGAAAACGGCGTTGTCAACGTAGCAAAAGTCGAGAATGGAAAGCTGAACATCCTGGACCAAAAGCTATGGGAAAAGTTTAAGGCAAAAGCCTCGTAAATTTCGAGCAATGTGAGTCTTCACAAAGCGAAGTAATTGAGTCTGCTATTCGGCGAACAAAAGATTTTAAGGACTGGAAAAGGGGTAACAAATGATTCCAACAGAAGTAGCAGAGCGAATTCTTGTCGAGGTTAATCAGGAAAAAGAACCGAAAAAACCCGACACACCGGAAGAAGCCGAGTTTCGAAAGCAGTTGGAAAAAGAGTGTGCTGATATTGCGGCACAAGGCTATGCTGTGGACGTTCCTCGAGAAATCACTGTAGCGGACTGAAACGAAAAAACCCCTGAGTCAACGGGAATGGACTCAGGGGTTAGCGGGAGCAGAGCGGGAAACTCAGCAGATGGTAATTTATCACACCTTTTGCCGGAAGCAATACTATGATCGGAATCAAGCCGCAAACTTCTGTTCTCGCTACTGCCGAATCTATCGCGCCTTGGAAGCAGCGCGTTCTAGAGGAAAAAGAGCAACTTTGCGACAAGATCGGCAAGTTGGCTGCATTCATTGCGGGTGAAGCGTTCCGAAATCTTCCAGAATCTGAGCAGTTGCGCATGGCTCGCCAACTTCAGTCTATGCAGGAATACCGCACCATCCTCAGCGAGCGCATTGACGCTTGGCTAAGCGCAGTGGTTAACGTCCCGACAGATCCGCCACAAACCGAAGTTGAAACCGTTTCCGAGTAATCGGAGTGAGGAAACTATGCACCGCCGCCCCCATTCGGGTGCGATAATAGGGGGCCCAACTTTTAATAAGCAGTCGGATTGAGGAAACTATGCACCGTCAAATGGATTCGGTAGTCGGTACTTCATTACTTGGCGCAGTCGGACTGGCGGAAGCGTTCCTGGATCAAATTGCCATGAATGCGACCGGTGATGACGTTTGGAGCCGTAACGCTGCGTTGGAAGCGATCCGCGCCGGCGTACAGGCATTCGAGCCGCTGCTGGCTGCTCACTTATCGGACGCTGTTCTAGCCGGTTGGATCACTGGCTATGACAACGTTGCATCGCAGTTTCCACCGTGGCTACAACAAGAGTTCACTGACTCGATTCGCAGGCGACCACCAGTTGACCCACCGGAGTTCAACTTGTTCGGCATGTTCGACCGAGAGCCAAAGCTGCGCCTGATCAACGTCGAGAACGCAGCTAAACGATTGATGGAAAAGGGGATTCTCACTCGACCTGAATTTGACTCAGCGACGGAGCAAGCACAACGCCAAGCGTTCACGATCGCGGGAGGGCTCGGCGCTGACACTATCGACCGGATGCGGTTCATGCTCAACACGGAGCTGAATGAAGGGCCAAGCCTGAAGGGATTCACGAATCGCATTACGGAAATGCTCGACACAAGCCCGATCGGACCAGGGCATCTCGAGAACGTCTACCGCACCAATCTGCAAGCGGCCTATCGTGACGGGCGCGAGACTCTGCGTAGTGATCCGGTCGTTGCGGCTACGTTCCCGTACCAAGCGTACATCGCGGTTCATGATGCACGCGCCAGGCACGAACATAGGGAGCTAGAAAAGTTCGGGCTCAATGGCACGAACATCTACCGTTCAGACGATCCGTTTTGGGACTACTTCACTCCGCCTTGGGATTACAACTGTCGCTGTGGTGTGCAAATGCTGACACTCGAACAGGCAGCGGCGCGAGGAGTCAAAGAGGCTCAAGAATGGTTGCGAACCGGTCGCGCGCCGATCAACCCACAATTCCGCTACTCGCAAATACCGTTCGATCACACCGAAGGATTCGGGCACCGTGGCAACGTGGGCGTCATCATGATGTCATCGGTGCGAGCCCCCAGCGGATACAGCAAGACCGAACCGCTCGTAATCAACGGACGAGAGTACATTGGCGGGCAATTTATTCCAGGGGACGAGATTCAGCACGCCACAGCCTCGCAGAAAAAGGAACTTGAATCGGGAAAAAAAGCTCAAAACGATGCTCCATCACCAGCGAAAGCCCCCAAGCTCGACGGACCAGAGCCACCATCGCACTGGGTTAACACAATAGCAACCAAGCATGGCATCAAGCTTAAAAGCGGCTACGGAGCCAAGATGTTCTGGGACCCTAAAGCCTCTTCTCGCGGATGGTACTTTCAACTAACCGGACCGGATGGAAAGCAGTCGTTTGCCGACCGCTACACGGACGCCACAGGCGCAGCCAAGCACGCGGCAACGCTACTCCACGCTAGAGGACTTAATCAGCCGGTCGAAGCGAAACAGCCTAAGCCTAGCGAACCCAAGCCAGCGAAAGAGCGGGCACCGAAGCGCGAGGTGAAAACCAATCAAGGCAACTGGCACTACCAAAGCACCGAATTCGTTTCACGCGGAGCCAAGACGAAGTTCAACGATAACCTTGCGGCGCTGCGTACCCTAAAGACGATCGAACTGGAGCAGCGACCGGCCACGAAGGATGAACAAGCAGTTCTCTCGAAGTTTGTCGGCTGGGGACAATTTCCACAGGCGTTTGATGGTAATCATCGCAATCACGAATACAGTAAGTGGTCGAAAGAACGCGACGAGCTTCTCGAGTTGGTTGGGCAAACGGCGTTTGCTTCTGCGAGGGCATCGACGATCAACAGCCACTACACCGCACCAGATGTTATCGAAGCACATTGGAAAATGGCGGAACGGCTGGGATTCAAGGGCGGCAAGTATCTCGAACCCGCGGTGGGCGGTGGCTACTATATCGGTCTAATGCCAGGTCACTTGGCGGAAAAAACCAACGTCACAGCCGTTGAAATGGATAAGACCGCCGGTGCAATTTCGCAAGCACTTTACCCAGCGGCTAACGTCCACGTCAGCCCGTTTCAGAATCACGCAACACCCAACAACTTCTTTGACCTAGTTGCGACCAACGTGCCGTTTGGAGCAATCCCCATAAGTGACCCGAAGTATCGCGCAATGAAGCCGATGGTTCACGATTACTACTTCCTGCGCTCGGTCGACACCGCTAAGCCTGGCGGTCTGATCATGCACATCACCAGCGCCGGAACGATGGACAAGCTGGACAAGCGAGTGCGCAAACACATTGACGACAATTGCGAGCTCGTTTCCGCGATTCGGTTTCCCGGTGGTGCGCATAAGGACAACGCTGGCACCGAAGTTGTTACCGACATGCTGATTCTACGCAAGAAGAACCCCACAATCCCAGCGACCACCGATGAAACGCCAACGGAAGCGCAACCAGGGCACCATCGTTTCACTGGGACAACCGTAGATTCGCTTGGCCGCATCTACCACTGGGTAGACGGCGTTCGAGTCGCGGCACCACGCTGGGACGATACAGTGCAAGTTCCCGACCCTGACGGCGGCGACCCTATCACGATCAATCGCTACTTCGCCGAACATCCAGAACAAATGCTTGGACGGCTGGATCGAACCGGGACGATGTACTCAGGCAACCAGAAGAACGTTACGAAGAGTGACAACTACGACGAGATGCTGCAACAAGCAATCGATCGGCTACCCGAGAACATTGTAAGGACCGGCAATCAAGCACCGGACGAACCCGACGATTCGCGAATGATGGTGAAACCTGGCAGTCGTTTCCTCGACGGTCAGTATGTATTGCAAGACGGAAAGATTTACCAGCACAAAGACGGAGCATTGGAGCCGCAAGAATTCGACAAGCCAACGACTGAACGCGTATTAGGGCAAATTGCAATCCGCGATGCAGCACGCGATCTACTGACTGCGCAGCGCTATGGCGGCGACATAGAAGGAGCACGCGAGCGACTGAATGGACTCTACGATGAATACACTGCGAAACACGGTTCGCTACATGACGTAATGAATCGTCGAGCAATGAAGGTCGACCCCGACGCGCCATTCCTGCTTTCCCTGGAGCATTACAACAGCACTACTAAGCGCGCAGCGAAAGCGGACTTATTTTCGGTCGACACAATCGTTCCTGACGTACGCGCCGACAAAGCAGGCTCGATTCCCGAAGCTATTGGAATCACGCTCCACGAAACTGGGGTAGTCGACCTGGACCGCATTGCACAACTGACTGGCAAATCTACCGAAGAGATTGGAGACGAACTTGTATCGACTGGACTCGCATTTGACGACCCTAGCACCGGATGGCAATCTGCATCGGAGTATTTGAGCGGTAACACGCGCCGCAAGCTACTTGAGGCAAAAGCCGCTGCCGCCGCTGATCCTCGCTACGAACCAAACGTCGCAGCGTTAGAGCGCTTGCAGCCGGTCGACATTGAACCGGAAGAGATTGGAATCAAGCTCGGTTCTCCCTGGGTGCCTACAGCAATCGTCCAACAATTCGCCGCCGAAACTCTCGGTGCGAGAATGGACGAAGTGGAAATCAAGTACACGCCTGAACTTCAAGAGTGGCGAGTCAATCTTAATTCAATGCTTCACCATCGTCATTCGAACCGAAACGTATGGGGCGTGAAAAACGACAATGACGAAATTGTGTTTTCGTTTGAACACGCTATCAAAGCGGCATTGCATGGCAAGCAGCCGGTTATCCGTAGCGCAATGTCTGATGAAAATGGGAACCACCCGATCTTAGTGGAGCAAACAAACGAAGCCTTGCAGAAAGTGGAAGAGTTAAAAGCGCAGTATAAGGATTGGGTTTGGTCGGATCCAGAGCGAGCGGAGAAACTGGCGAGGATCTACAACGACACGCAGAACAACGTAGTCCCTCGGCACTTTGACGGCTCGCATCAGTCGTTCCCAGGCATGAACGCCAATTTCCAAATGCGGCAACTTCAAAAAGACTTCGTTTGGCGAGTGGTCACAACCGGCAAGGGAATGGCGGCGCACGAAGTCGGTACAGGGAAAACGGCCAGCATGATTGCATCGGCGATGGAGCTGCGCCGGCTAGGGCTGGCAAAGAAGCCTACGCTCGCATGTCTGAAGGGCAATATCGAGCAGATCACGAAGGAAGCACTCAATCTTTACCCGAACGCCAAGATACTCAGCACATCCGGCAACTTCGACGCAGCCAATCGCCAAAAAGTGCTCAACCAGATTGCCACAGGCGATTACGACTTGATCATCATGACTCATGACCATCTGGAAGCGATGAGCCTAAAACCGGAAACACTCTCAAAGTTTATTACGGAAGAAGTCGACGAGATTCAACATGCGATCGATGCCGCCAAAGCATTAGACCATAGCAATGCGCAAAAGTCTGAGGTCAAAAATCTCGAGAGGAAAAAGCAGGTTTTGAAAGAAAAACTAAAGAAAGCTTTAGCCGAAGAGACGAAGGACAAAGTGTTTTTTGAGGATACCGGCATCGACCAACTATTCGTCGACGAGGCGCATCATTTCAAAAGCCTGCCTTGCCATTCTCGCGAGAAACTAAAGGGCGTTCCAAGCGGTCGCTCAGACCGAGCAACCGACATGCTCGCAAAGACTCGCCACATTCTCGACGCCAACAACGGACGCGGAGTTGTATTCGCAACTGGAACGCCAATCGTCAACACGATGGCAGAGCTATACGTGATGCAGCGGTATCTGCAACCGGATGCACTCAAGGAACGCGGCCTGCACCACTTCGATAGCTGGAAAGACACCTACGGCGAAACCAAGACCGATTTTGAGTTCAAGCTGAGTGGCGAAGTCGCTCAGACATCTCGCTTCTCGCAGTTTATGAACCTTCCAGAGTTGCGACATTTGAGCTCGGAGTTCATGGACATCCAGCGCGCCGATAATCTCAAGCGCGATGACGGCTCTCCGATTATTGTTCGACCAGTCAAGCACGATCAAGTTGTTGTCAGCGAGACAAACGATTCGGTAAAAGGCATGATGGCTGAAATTGAAAGCCGCGCTCTTGCGCTCCAGACCGCCAGGCTTAGCGGTGTCGACCGAGCGCAGATGATGGCTGAAATTGAAAGCCGCGCTCTTGCGCTCAAGGGTAAACGCCCCGGTGGCAAAGGTAAAGACAACATGCTCAGCGTTTGCAACGATGCAAGAGCTGGATCGATCGATATGCGACTGATCGACGCGGAAGCGGAAGACCACCCCGAAAGCAAAGCCAACCGAGCGGTGCGGGAAGTGGTGCGACTGTATCACGACCACCCCGGCAAGACTCAGTGCGTATTTAGCGATCTAGGTATCAATCCGACCAAGGCTAGCGGATTCAGCTTGTTCGCGGATATGAAGCAAAAGCTAGTCGACGCAGGCATTCCTCATGCCCACATCGTAGACTTTTCCGACGATGCGATGAAAGGCGCAAAGCGACAAGATACGATCGGTGCAATGCGCCGCGGTGATGCAAGGATTGCGTTTGGCTCGACAAAGCGACTCGGAACCGGCACAAACATTCAACCCAAACTACTCGCGGTTCATCACTTGGACATTCCCTACATTCCCGCAGCGCTCGAGCAACGCGACGGACGCGGCTATCGTTCCGGCAATCAGAACAAAGATTTTCATGTTTACAAGTATGTCCAACAAGGCTCAGCCGACCCGCTGTTCTGGCAGATACTTGCCCGCAAAACCGGATTCATCAATCAGTACATGCTTGGCGAAAGCAGCGCTCGCACAATGGAAGACATTAACGCGGAATCGCTGACACCCGACGAAATGATTAACGTGGCTAGCGGTGGCTCAGACGCAATGGAACGCATCAGGACAGAGCAGGAAGTCAGTAAGCTACAGAGGGCACGACTACGGCACGAAGTTGACCAGACGCGGCTAGCGAAGTCGCTTTCCGAAGCTGATGAGCACCGCGCAGAGTTGCGGCAAGAACACGCAGCTCGCAGTCAGGACCACAAACATTTCCAAGCGAACGACGAATGGAGAATCGACATCGGAGGGCGGGCGTTCACCGAACGCAAAGATGCCGAACCCGTACTGGCGGAAGCAATCGCCAAAGGCAAGGCAAGAATCGAAGCTCTGCCAAGCTATCAGCGTGGACCGGTTAGGGTTGCCACCTATCGCGGCGCGGAACTGATGATCAAGCCCGATGGAATGCTGGCGATACAAGGACCAAGCAAAGCGCGGTATGAGAGTGGCCCGTCAATTGCATCGATCGATTACGCGGCGCGATCACTTGCAAAGCGCGTTGAAACCGCGCAGACTGCAATGGAGAACTACGAAACCGACTTGGTGAAGATGAAGCAACAGGTCGGGGAGTTCCGCAAGCAGCGAGAGTTGCAAGCAGCGACCACAAAGCTTGAAGCGCTAAAGGGCGAACGTAACGCGGCATTATTAAGGGGCTAAATGATGGGCTACTGGACAAGTACAATGGAGCGGTTCAAGATCATCGACCGCTCAAATCACCCTTGGGCGGACACACTGACGCAAGCACTCGCGCAGGTCGAACCGGAAACACTCGCAGAACTGACAGCGAGCGGTGAACTGAACGCATTCCTGAGCTGCAAAGTTGACGAGTGTATGAAGTCGATTAGGTCGATGGAATCGCAAGGGATGGATCACGACGAAGCCAAGGAGTGTGCCTTTGAGTCGATGCTTCCAAAGGAACCTGAAGACGTAGAGGATTGGGAGCAAGAAGGCGCGGAAGCCGACGCAGTTGATGCTTTTAGTAAATGGATTGAATCTGATGCCAGAAGTGACTCGGACATGGAGGATTAACGGCACGATCAAGCCGCTCAATCCTGCCGTACTCGCCGCACAATCGGAAGAACAAGACCAGGTTGCCGAATGGCATGGGTTCCCGAACGGCATCACGATTCCGCGAGGGCGGCAACACGGAGTCGCGCACTTCCTCCTCGGTGCTGACGATGTTGAAACGCTCAGGGACGCAGCGAACATTGAAATACTGTGCTATCACGAAGATGGCACCACGTTCTGGCACGGCTGGACTCTGCAAGTTGCGGAAGCGATCACCAAACAGAGCAAGCCCGCGCATTGGGTGCGGTTTGCGGATCCAAGATTTCTTTTTGAAAACAGCACTGCGGAAGGCGAACGCTACAACCTGCGCAATTCCGAAACGGACTTCGTGACAGCCACCAAGAACGCTGGCACCGCCTACACCTGGCAGGAAGTGCTCGCAGACTTGTGGGCGAAATTACCTGGCGCTTATGCGGTTCCAACTCTTCCGACGCCCCCGGCATCGACCCCCGAGAATTTGTACTTCGACGGAATGGGCGCTTGGCGGGCGATCAATCAAGTGCTGAGCGCGATCGGTTGCACAGTTGTCTACGATCCGTTTACAGCGACGTTTGAGTTTATCGACTTGAATGTTGCGCAATCCATTACCTACCCGACCGATACGCTGCTGTTCGAGGGTTCGGCGATCGGCTCAGGCTTCGCGCTCCCTCAAAAAGCCGGTGTGCTTTATCACTGGTTGCCGGCAGGCACAAACGACTACTCGCCATTTAGAAAAAAGCCGCATTATCTCGAAGGCACCGTAGGCGGAACGCAAGGCACGTACGAAATCGTTGATACAACGTTCTACTGGACAGGTCGTTCGATGACTGGTCGGACCGGTGAAGTAGCGACCGCGATCAAGAACCTGATGGACCCACTTGTTGAGCCCGTACAGAAAACGTTTTCGGGCGTGTTCGAGGAACTGCCAGGCTCGCGGATTTCAGCGATTCGCTGGGTCAGCGACGGGACGCGAGGCTTTGAGACGTTGGTGTTCTACGGGTTCGAACCGTTTGAGTGGCCGCAATTACCTGATTATGAAGCGCAGGCAGGTGGTTCATCGATTCAGTACACTATCGTCTCACTCACCACTGCGACGGGCGGACCGTATACAGGTTTGAAAGTCGCAACCGTGACGATACTTACCGCACCATGCGGACGCAGCGATCTGATTGGCGATTCCGTCGAAGTCGTGGATCATCTTGGTTGCGTGTTCGATTTAGTCGAAGCCAGCCTGATTGGCGTCAAAGGTTTGGCTGACGAGCAGGTTGCTGCATCGCTCGAAGCTGGTGCCGCACCTGGGACGATGAGCCCTTGCCATTGGGCCGCTACTGATCGTTGCTGCGTGGGAGGTGCATAATGCCAACTAGAAGATGCTGCTGCGGCTCGGGTTGCGTGATCGTAGCCGACGATTTTGGGCGTGCCGATAATGCTTCGCTCGGTGCAAGCTGGATTGAATATCCATCAGCGGCATTTGAGATTTTTAGCAATCAAGTTCGATCGGTAAACGGCGGCAAAGCAATTCACAACACAGTTCACCCGACTCCATCCGGCTCGATGGCGGTCTACATTGATACAGTGGCGGAAAACGAAGGCGATGTTTACGATTTGCTTGTTAATGTTGTCGATGCAAACAACCATCATCTAGCAAGGTTTGTCCGCAACGATTTATTTGACTCAGAAATTTTACTCTACATTGTCAGCGGTGGAGTTGAAACGCTTCTCAATAGTGCAGTAATTGGCTCTATTAGTGGAACCGCAAGAACATTTTCAGCGTTTATTGCCGACAATGAATTTTGTGCCCAAGTAACTTTCGGTATCACTTCGCAGGTGACGGCCGACACGACGCTCAAAGCCCTCGGTTATCAAGCTGGCATCGGCACAACGACGCTTTCTCTGCTGATGGACAACTTTGAGTTTGCGCATCACTTGCAAACTAAAGCAACGTGCCCAAGTTGCGTTTGCCAATGCGGAATAGAATATGTGCCACCCTGCTTAAACATTCACTTGGAAGGTTCGGGAACCCGCATGGCTGCGCTCAATTGCGATTTCCAATTGCGATGGAATAGGACCAACGCATACTGGGAAGGAACTGCAAATTGCTGCGGCATCGATTGGCCGATGATCCTTAATTGCGGCGATGCAATATCGTGGGAGACATTCACACTACTACCACTTGGATTCGATTGCACCGTGACTAACGGCGGCAACGTCGCTCGTTCCCCTGTGTCCGGATCATGCAGCCCATTCCTGCTGGAGTTCGGTCCGTACGCTGTGACTTCAGGCGACTTGGCTTGTTTGTGCGGCGGCGTGGGATTCCCCGACACTGGTAGTTGGACAGCAACAATTACGGAGTGTTAAATGACTCCAGAGTTGCAAACAGTGCTTAATCGATCACCAGTTTGGCAACGGCTGTATGATACCGATCCAAGGTATCGAGCGGCATGGGATGCGGGTACAGGTCCTGGGCAAACAGGACCGCAGCCAGAGATCACCGAAGGACCAAAGTACAATCACTGGGGGCCGCTGCACTGGTACGCAGTCGAGCACGCTGCCGACTGGGATGAAGCAAAGGCAAAAGCGTTCTATCGCAATTGGGAAAAGAATATTCCAAATACTGGCGGGTGTAGCTGCCCATCGCACTGGAAAAAGCTTGGTTTGACTCCGGACTATTTATCTCCGAAAGCCTTTTTCGAATGGTCGTGGCGTTCTCACAACACAGTCAGCCGTCAGCTCGAAAACAAGCCGACTGTTACGCTCTGCGAGTGTTACCAAATCTGGTGGCCCGAACGAATGACCAACCGTGACGGCTCTTAATCACTGCCATTCTATTGACTCACACTGCAATAGCAACTACCATTGCGATTGGAATGTCTTTGCTTCCTGGTCTCTTCTAAGAGGAACGTACATCATGGTTCGGTTTGTTGTCAATTGGGCTGTTGCAATCGTTGCTATGTACGCACTGGTCTATTGCGCGGAATCCTTCGTGCACTGGTTTGAGGGCAGGGAATCGGAAAGCTATCCTGGTCGATGGATTTCAATTTTGATCAACAGTTAATAACGCCCGGCAAGGATAGTCGTCGCGAATGTTACTTGCAAACTCCAAGGAATATCAATGAGTAAGTTCTATTCGATCGCAGATGTTGCGGCGCTATTGAGCGTGCATCGATCGACGATAATTCGCACGGCGCAGCGGTTGGCGATAGGCACGCGCGTAGGGCGAACAATTATTTTCTCTCCCCCAGAGCTGAGAATGCTTAGGAAAAACGGCGTTTTCGCTGTCGGCAACCCTAATTTCCGCAAATTAAAGAAATAACTCACTGGCTCCTATTGCAACAGCCGAAGCGAATGTTAAGCTTAATACCGTGAGGCAGTGAAGCGGGAAACTCAAAACGGGAGACTGATATGGAATCGAAACCAGTGACGCTCGAAGATCAAATAGACGATCGCGATGATCGGTTGCTGACTGTGCGATACAACGCAAGTCGCCAACTGGCAACGTTGTTTTGTACTGTGCTGTACGACTTGGCCCTGCGTGCCGAACGAATGCGAAAGCAAATCGCCTCCGAGTTTGATGCGCATATTTTGTCAGGGCAAAACAACGCGCATGTGGAGGAGCTTGTGAGTCAGGTTCTGCAATCTGCGTTCGACCAAGACCCGGTGGCGGCGTTGCAGCTCGACTATGCCGGCGCAGTGAAGAACGCGGACGGCTTGGAGTTGCTGACGAGCGACGAGATCGAGATTGCAACCGATCGACTGAGGCGTGATTTTCAGCGGCTTATCCGTCACACAGCCGGAACAAAGTAGGGGGCGATCATGGGTTACGAAATTGAGGAGTTAACGCAACGCGGCTGGGAGGTAGTTCGGGGTGGCTTCTCGGACGTTAATCAGGCCGCAGAAGGTTGTGAGTCCATGCTTGCGGATTCGCCAGGAGGCAAGTTAAGAGTCGTTGAGGTTGAGAGGATGTGCATAAAGGCAATCGTTGACGTAGTTGAGAGTTTGCGAACGGCTGTGCTGTACTTTCCTGGAGGGGAATGACATGGGGACTATGAGAGCACTATTACACATTCACGATCAGCCGATGGATATGCCTGAGCAGTGCGCTCATTCGGAAGTAGTCGAGCTGCTGGAGTTGGTCCAGCAGGACTGGACGTTCCAAGGTCTCGACCAGTACAGCCATGAGAATATCCAGACTGTGCATGGTTCAATCGTACTGGGGTTAATGAATCGCTGCGAGAATATGAGGAAGGCATTGCAGTCGATCGTAGATGACAACGAGTTTTGCAAGGCGTCGTTCCGGTCGTATGGAGACCGTGGACGAGAGTACGCAAAAACGGCACGGCAATCACTGGAATAAACGGAGTGCATCCAATGGAAGTTCTGCTAGAGATTTTTCTGTCCGCTGCAATCGCAGCGGCTCTAACATTCGCAGCACGCGTGCTGTGTTGCTTGGCTTTTGATGACGATGGCTGGATCGAATCGGGAGAGTAAATATGTTTCGATGGTACTTGGTTCATCGGTATTACTTCAGTGAAAACAAGACTCTGCTGCTAGAGACGATTGACGGTGTGTATTGCTCTTGCATCAGTAGAGCGCTGGACATTGCGAAGGGACGCAATTGCCTGGCGGAAGGGGACAAGTTGCGAGTGGAGGGAGCGTACACGCAAGTCCAAGCGAAGCTTGCCAAGCGGTTGAGCGATGAGCATAAGGCGTCGGAGTTGGAGTTGTGGCCGATCGATGAATTTGTGCAGTGGATGCAGGTATGAGCAACACAGATTTGGCGATGGCGATTGTGGCAACTGCGCGACTGCTGCAACTGATTGTGATAGTCGCGGGTGTTTTATGGGTGATTGGGGTGTGGCTCTCTTCACCGATCAATGAGCGGGATTAAGAAAGGGAAACAAGATGGGAATTGAAGCAAAAGAAATAGGCAACGAAGAGTATCACAGTCTGCCAGGCATCAGCAACTCGAAGCTGAGCGTCTTGATTGAAGATCCGCGTGAGTATTTTCACCAGTTTCTCAGCGGGCAGTATGTCAAGAAATCGAAGGATCACTTTGATTTTGGTCATGCGGTTCATGAAATCTGCCTGCAAGGACTGCATAACGTGCAAGTCATTCCAGCGGAAGTGCTGACGAAGGACGGCAAGCGGGCGGGCAACGCATGGCAGCAGTATGCGGCAGAAAATAGCGGCTCGATTTTGATGAAAGCAGCGGACTATCGAGCGGTGATGAATTGCGTCGAAGCGGTCAAGCGGCATCCAGTTGCGGGTGAGCTATTGAGCGCTCCAGGTTATTCGGAGCGTTACTTTGAGACGACTACCCTAAACGGAACCATCAAGCGATGTAAGCCCGACAGGGTGTGTGATTGGAACGGCAAGAAGATCGTGGTCGACTTGAAAACGACAACCTGCACACTGGCGCGAAAATTTGTGCGGTCGATCGAGGATTTCGGATACGCTCGGCAAGAATGCTTCTACCGGGATGTTCTCGAAGCGAATGACGTATTCGTGGATGCGTTTGTGTTCATCGCGGTCAAGGACAGTGCGCCTCACTGCGTCGACTGCTACTCCATCAAAAACGAGTGGCGAACGATGGCTCGCAAGGAAATCAATGACGCAATCGATGACCTGGAAGAACGGACGGCGACGGGCAATTGGGAATCGAAAACGGCCAACTTCATCGTTGAGTTGGCACCACCGGGAAACTTAAAATTTAAGGGTGAATACTCATTATGACCAACGGAGCAAAAGCAACCGCGATTGCGGTAGATCAACTGGGAGAGAAGCGGAGCGCCCCAGTCAACGAGCTGCGCAAGTATCTCGAAAAGTTGAAGCCACAACTGCAAGCGGCTTTACCGAAACATTTGAACGCAGACCGCATGGCTCGGATTGCAATGACGGAGTTCAGCAAGAACCCAGCGCTGCAAGACTGCACGTTCCAATCGATCGCGGCATGTGTGATGACCGCTTCGCAACTCGGTCTGGAAATCGGCGTGGGCGGTCAAGCCTACATGATTCCTTACGGGACCGTGGCAACGTTCGTGCCTGGTTGGAAAGGGCTGATTGATCTTGTATCGCGGGCTGGTCGATCGAGCGTTTGGACGGGTGCGGTATTTGATGGCGACGTGTTCGATTGGGAGCTGGGCGATACGCCATTCCTAAAGCACAAGCCGATGGGCGAGAACGATCCCGACAAGATGCTGTTCGCTTATGCGATCGGCAGAGTCAATGGTTCGGATTGTCCAATCATTGAATGCTGGCCTAACGCTCGAATCAAGAAGCATTTTGACAAGAACGTGATTCCAAAGTTGCAGCGCAGCCACTACGCCAACAAGCACTGGGAAATGTACGCTCGCAAGGTCGTATTGTTGCAAGTGCTCAAGTATCTACCTCAGTCGATCGAGTTGCACGCGGCGGTTGAGATTGCACACGCGGCGGATGAAGGACGACCGGTTTCGATCGATGCCGACTTTGTGACCATCGAGCACCAAACGGAAGAAAAGCAGCAATTGCCACTGGTTGCCAATCCAATGCCAGTAGGAGCCAGCGAGCCGATGGCGGACTTCTGGAAAAAAATGGCGGCGCTCAATGAAGACCGCAAGCTAAGAGAGTGGTCGGACGAGATCGCGAGAACGCCAGCGCTGAACGACGAAGAGAGAGACTTGCTGTGGGTTGAAATCACGCGGCGGGTTGGAGGCTAATCCAGTAACACCGGGACTTGAACCACTTAGTTAAAGGAGACAGAAAGCATGAAGACTATGAAAGAGATTCTACATACGGCGGATGGGATAACTAAACAGCCGATGCTTGACACCGATCTTGAGTATCGGGGCGACGAGGTTCATGAACTACTCGATTTGGTTCAGGCCGATGGGCAGATCCATGATCTTGACAAGTACGAACCGGAACACATGCAATCGACTCTAGGTGCGACACTATGCTGGGTGATGAAGCGACTGCAAGAAGCCGAACGGGAACTCCTGGCGGTGCAGCAGCGAGAGATTGATCGGCAACGCGAAGAGGTCGCGAGGCTTGAGCGCCATAGAGTTGAAGCCGAACGTGCTCGATTAGCTGAAGACAGCGAAACCTGGTTCGATGAGTACCATCGGATTCTCGTAAGCGATCGTGAACAGATTGCAACTGCCTGGGGCGTGAAGCTCACCAACAAGCCAGCCGAGTGGACGGAAGGATTTATGGCGTTCGAGAGTTGGCCGGTTGATGGATGCATTTATGACGCAACCGACAGTAACCCAAGGACACTCGAAAAAGCGAAGCGATGGGTGCAAGGTTGGACAGCCGCGCACATGCGTGAGATGCAACTTTGACTGCGTAATTCTAGCCAGAAGTAACGAACCTTCATGGCATCTCAGATGGCGGCGAACACGGAAGTCGTTGCGGTCAAAGCAGGAATCAACACTTCTCCCCGTTGATCGCGTTGAGGGAGAGCGTAAGGGCCGGTTTATCACGTGCCTTTCATGCTGGATACGTCAAGGGCCAGCACATTTAACACACAGACGAGAGTGTTGCGACCGCTCTCCGGAATCGCAGCATCGTGTTTTTATTAGAAAGAGAGTCTATCAATGGTTAGTGAAGAAATAATTTTAGATCGTGATCGTGTTCACTGCATGGTTTTGGTTTTGACGGAACTACTAAAGGTCGAATCGCATTTTCAGTTTAAGTTGCGGTTCTCCAACAAAGAAACCGGCGAAAGGACGCTAACAATCGTCCCGCACTGTACGCCAGTCGAAATCAAGCTGGAAAGCTCGCGATGAACGTTTTGATTCAGGAAGCCGCGACCGCTGCGGCTTCCCTCCACGTTGGAGATGTTAGCGGCTTTCCTGCAATCATTTGTTCTCTGACTCGTGAGGTTTGATATGGCGAAAATGATACACGATGATTTCGAGGCTTGGATTCGCGATCGGTCCCGTGGCTGCATGGAGCCGTGCGAAATTGACGAGCTGTGTAAGGGTGATTTGGATTTTGAATCTGGCGACTACACGTTTCGCGATCTGGCTGTACAAGGACAGTGGGAGGCATGGCAGGCCGCAATTGAGAGCGCTCGCAGGTAGAGTCAGAGAACGCTCGCATTGAAAACGCGGGCGACGAAATATTGGACCACACCGATAGACCTGATTCGCACGCGTTTTCAATGCGTTGTTACCGCGTCGGAAAACTATTTCGGGAAATACGCAAACATTTCGTAGCTACGCTATTGATTCGTAGCTACGCTACCGATACAATTAGGTATCGCAACAACGCGACGCAGTGAAACGCCAAACGGGAAAAGACGATGACCACAACAAGCAGGATCTTGACTGATGGACGAAAGCTCGAAATCGAATCAGCGAACCGCTCCGTGAAGGAATGGAGAGTTTCGATCGACGGTAATTGTGTTGGTGAGGTAAATGGGGTTTACGCTTTCAATGAAAGCCAAATGCCCGTAAGGGATGGCGTGCGTTTTACGCACTTCGTGAAGTTCGCTCATGATTCCTCTTTCTGCCTGCCAATTACCTCTAGCGAGTGGTCGCAACTCGAACCGCAGTGGGAAGCCGGGGGAATCGTTGACGAGGGCGCACGCAAGACCCGACCAGCAGATGCAATGCGGGCAGGTGCTCGCCGAGAATCCTTAATGGAATTCAACGATGAAAATGTGGAGTGCGGTTGATGCCACGTCATAGCCTCGGCACAAAAGCCCCCAGCGGCGCAAGCCGCGTTATCCGCTGCAAAATCAGTGAAGCGGAAGAGCATGCGGCGAAAGCCGCTGTGAATGAAGGCGAAAGCCTGAGTGAGCTAATTCGGATCGCGTTAGCTCGTGAAGTCAAACGCCGCGAAAAGGCTGCAAGTCGATCGCGGTAACGTCAGCAATAATCCGCGTCGGGAGGCGCGACTATGACCAAACCAAAAGACACCAATCCCGACTCGGATTCATTGCGTTGTTCGTCAGCGAATTACGCTGACGGCACACCAATAACTCCAGAGTGGTTGGACTCGATATTCACGAGCGAAACGATGAACGGACATTCCCTACTGATCGACGGCTATGGCGATCTAATCGAATTGTATCTTGCAGAAGATATTGACAAGCCGGGCGTTTATCGTGCGTCAATGATGCAGAGCGAGCCAGCGGACCTTATTGCGATTACTGGTCGCGTTTTCGTTACGCGCGGAAGCGTGCATTTGCTATTGAATGCGTTGGGGCATTTCGTCTGACGAACGTTGAATTCATTTGGTTCGCGGGTTTGAGTTCGCCCCGCACAAACCAACGTAATGCGAACTCAAATGCAATTATTTGTTCGTCGTTTCGGGAGTGCAGGCATGGCAGAGAATAGCAAGATAGAGTGGACCGACCACACGTTTAATCCTTGGATGGGTTGCACAAAAGTTAGCCCTGCGTGCAAGAATTGTTACGCCGAACGCGATATGGATCACCGCTACGGCAAGGTTCAGTGGGGGCCAAACGGAACGCGAGTAAAAACAAGCGTTGATAATTGGAGGAAGCCATTGCGATGGAATCGCGACGCACAAGAAAAGGGGGTTCGCTATCGCGTCTTTTGCGCATCACTTGCGGATGTGTTTGAGGATTGGGATGGACCCATGTTGACACATACCGGAGAGCAATACGAATTGACGATGGCAGGCGTTCGGCGCGAGTTGTTTCAGTTGATCGACAACACGCCAAATCTCGATTGGTTACTGTTGACCAAGCGACCTGAAAACATCACAGAGCTATGGGTCGGTGGAACACGGTCGAACGTCTGGCTCGGAACGTCGATCGAGAATCAAGAGTGGGCCGATAAGCGATTGCCGCATTTGCATCACGTCAAGCGACAAGGGTTTGTCAACACAACATTCGTTTCAGCAGAACCTTTGGTCGGGCCAATCATGTTGAAAGGTGAGCAAGACGGTTTGACGTACAACCACCTTGGACGCATGGGAATCGATTGGGTCATCACTGGTGGCGAAAGCGGACCGGACGCAAGGCCATGCAAGCCAGAATGGTTCCAGTCGCTACGCGACCAATGCGTAGCAGCGGGAACGGCGTTCCATTTCAAGCAGTGGGGCGAATTCGACGCAGAGGAAAAGCGAGTCGGAAAAAAGAACGCTGGCCGTCTTCTTGACGGTCGGACTCATGACGGTCTACCGATCGTTGCGGTTGGCGGGCTGAAAAGTATTTCGCACAAAATGGCCGAAATTGATAAATAGCACTTGCTTATTCGGCCAATGTGGCCGATACTATAGGCATGGCGAGTGAGGGTCACCCGCCGAAAACAAAAATTGGAGAACAAACATGAGCAAGACAGTACGAGTGATCGGCGACACAAAAGCAATCAAAGAAACACTCAAGAAGCACGGCTTTTTGTGGAACGCAGAAAAGTCGCGATGGCATAAATCGGTGAGCGACACGCAAGCTGAGCAACTGCTGAACGCAGACACACAGGACGCAACGCTGGCTGCGTTCCAGTGGAAATATCGAGGGTGCCAAGTGTCGGTGGGCGACACAGTGGTTTTCACGAGCAAGAAATTTGCGACTCTGGCTTCTGATGGCCAGTCGGACCCCGACGCTTTGGATGCAGATGGGCAGCCAAGATGGATGAGCTATTAATGATTGATCCAACGAAGTACGGCACGATCACTGAGACGGCTCAGGCCGCCGGGATCGGTCGCGGTGGATTGCGTCACGCAATTGATCGCGGCGAGATCACGCAAACCGTCGAAACAATCGGTGGCACAACGCTGGTGAGTGTGGCGGCTGCGTTGCGTTGGTCAAAAAACCGGCCACCGCGAGGGCCAAAGCGGCAGGACAAATCCGCATAACGTTTTGATTCATCGAGCAACGGAAAGTAAACAATGACTACAAAAAACGCTCAACCCGTTGCTTCGATGCAATCAATTGTTCGTCGTCTCCCTAATGCGGTAAAGCAGACGACGCCAACCAATTGTTTCCAAGCATGTGTTGCAACAGTGCTTGGCGTGCCGATTGAAGACGTGCCCGAAGCGTGTGATGGTGCCAAGTGGGATTGGGATGCGTTCCAAGACTGGCTGGCGTTGCGAGGGCTGCAAGCGATTGAAGTCGGATTCGGAAATGGTGGAACCATTTACCCAGTGCGTCATCCGGTGTTGTGCATTGTCACCGGAAGATCGCCGCGAGAATGCACAACAGGCCGTCACGCGGTCGTAGGCGAATTACTAGGGCTGGAAGGATTCCGATTGCTGCATGATCCGCATCCGTCTGATGTGTGGATTGACGGCGAGCCAACGCACGCTGTGTTTTTTGTTTCGATTTGAGTACGACGAACGTCAGCAATAATCCGCGTCGGGAGGCGCGACTATGACCAAACCAAAAGACACCAATCCCGACTCGGATTCATTGCGTTGTTCTGTCGCTACGCCAGTCGGGGTTGTGCCGTGCAAGGTCGGGACGCAACCGTGGCTGGTCGTGGTAAACAGAAGACGCAAAACAATTAAGGTCGGCGACGTTATTTTAATACGCGAGGCCGGCGTAGGACACAAATGGATTCGCGTTCGTGTCGAGAATCTCGAACCTTTGCGAGTTAGTCGATAGAACGATTACAATCACCGGGAACGCGGTGACAAACTAACCATTTCAAAAGACTTCGCCGCGTTCTCCGGTGCATTGTCTTGTTCTAACGCCAGAGTTTACGGAAACGAAAATGATTCGCGAAATACTAAAAGAAGCGGCTGATTTATTTAAGAAGCTAGAAGAGGCAGAGTACGCAGAAAAGCTTACTAAGTCCTACGAGGTCGGCAAAAATAATGCAGTGGAGTTGCCGTTCGCTCCCGGAGATACCGTGTATCAATACGGAATTGGAGATCATGAATTTTCGGAGTATCGCGTTGAAGCGGAAAATAGATTGCATTGGTGTCGTACACGATACCGCTGGGCCGATCAGGACGACATCGAGACGCTCGCATTGACGAAGGCTGAAGCCGCGACGAAGTTTGCCGTTTGGCTTGGGACTGCCAGCCAGGAAGATAAAGACGAAGCCGCAAAAGGCATTGCGGAATCGCTTGATTACCACCGGAAGAACCTTGCGGATTACGAACTTATTAGCGCGGCTATTGGTCGTTAGAACAACTTATTATGACGCTACGCGCAGAATAATTCTCGAGGCAGTGCCGTTGATATCGACGCAGATTGCGAACCCTCAGTTGCGAGTTTTTGCGGGTTAGAAAACTCGATTTATTAGTGATCGAAAACGGATAGGTAAAACAGCATGAAGCGGGACGCTTTTACACACCCCAAAACGCTCGACTTGGCATCGCGATTAGACATTAGCCGCGCTCACGCGATCGGTATCCTGGCGCTACTCTGCGACTTCACGGCGACCTACGCTCCGCAGGGTGACATCGGTAAACATCGCGATGGTGCGATAGCTCGCGGGTGTGACTGGGTAGGTAATCCAGGGGAATTTATTCAAGCCCTACTGGACTCCGGGTGGTTGGACCTAGACCCCTCACATAGACTGGTTGTGCACGATTGGGAAGACCATTGCGAGCAGTGGGTTAGACTCAAATTGGCTAAACTGAAACTAGCCTTTATAGTGGTAAAATCCTCAGCAGAGCCTATTGCAGAGCCTATTGCAGAGCGCTCAGCAGAAGCCAGCGCCTCGCGTGACCTATCCTATCCTATCCTATCCCCTCCTAGCCTAGCCAAGCCTTCACCCTCCTCTACCCTCCTATCCTCAGCAGTGCCGACTAGATCGATGGACGAGGACGAGGGAATTTTGAAAGTTGATTTTGATGATTGCTTACGATCGTGCTTGCGGTTGAGCAAGGCGTGTCTTGCACGATCGCACAAGCTGTCAGCCGACGAAATCTGGAAGCTCGTCTGGATGGCGATGGCGCTGGGGCAGGATGGCCTCATCGCGGAAGTAGCTACGAAGATTCACAACCGAGAAGTCACGAAGCCCAAAGCGTATATCGACGCGTCATTGCGAAAGGCGTGTATCGAGCGAAACACCGATATGCTTCGTGTCGCAAGGTGCGCACCCGAAAGACCGAAACCAATTACGGCCAACGCGGATATTTAACCTGGAAGGAATCGAAAATTAAAGAAATAACATTTACTGTGATAGGTAGACCGCAACAGCGAGGCTCAAAGAAGGTCGGCTTAATTCCGCAAGGGTCGAACGGATTTTTGATGAAGAACGGCAGGCCGGTTGTGGTTGCTCGCGATGCTAACGAAAACAGCAAAGCCTGGATGGACTCGGTTAAGCTCGCAGCGTACGACGCCTATCGAGGCGAGTTGCTTATGGGTCCGGTCGAAATGCTTGTAAGGTTTTATTTCAAGCGACCCAACAGCCACTACGGGACCGGCAAGAACGTGATACAGCTCAAGGCCTCCGCACCGATGTATCACTCGCAATCACCGGACCTGGACAAGTTGGTCCGTTGCTTGGGCGATGCGCTGACGGGTGTGGTCTACGTCGATGATCGCCAAGTGTGCAGGACGTTGAGCCAGCGAGAATGGACGACGACCACCGAACGCGCGGAAGTCACGATTCGCGAGTTGTTCAGCTCGCCGATCGATCAGCCAAAACCCGAACAGCTTGGCTTACCCCTCACTTAGCGGTTGAAGCTTTTGAATCTTTTGAACATCCTGAACATCCTGAACGCATTCCGTCGCCTTGGTGCTTTACACCGGCTCGAAGTTGCTGCAAGCTCGCTAAGTGCCACCAGACGCCCGCTAACGAGCGTAAAACTTTTAGCCCGACATTTGCCGAAGGAATCACCAAATGCGTTCTCCGTCGATCCTCACCGCTGCAATCGCGTGCCTGCTGTCGAGCAGCGCGTTCGGCCAGATTTTCCCGAATGCGTTTTGGAATGCTCCCGCGAAAGTTAGTTCATCCTGCCCTGGTGGGGTTTGCCCGACGGGTGTGACAACTGCAAATACCGCGCCGGGTCACTGGAGTTACCCAGGCTCAATCGATTCGCATCTCGAAGGAACCCACGGCGTTTCGACGGCGGGCATGAGCTTTCAGCAAAAACGGAACCTGCATGATTCGCTCCACGAAAGCCCGATGTCGGATCAGTTCAGGCAATATCCGGCAGTTTCAAAATCCACCAGCTACGGTTCGGCGGGCTCCTCAGTGCGCGGCTACGGCTCAAGCGGATCTTCGTTCGGTCGCGACTACGACGGCGCTGTGATCACCTCGGTTGGCCCACCTTTGGCACCACCACTGCCTCAAGCGGCAGTAAACGACGTTTCGGCGCTCAAGGTCGGCGATAGGGTCGCTTTCAGGCGTGCGTTGCTCGATGCCGGTCGCAAAGCCAGGGATTGCGGGGATATTACTTCGCTCGAATTTTTCATGCTTTCCGCGTCGAGTCGCAACCCTAGAACGCTCGAGAAAATGCAAGCGGCTGTACACGAAGCAGCGATCGAAGAAGGCCTTGCAACGACTCAGGCGATCAACTGGGACGGGTTGATTGAGTTCATCGAGAAGCTTATTCCGATCATTATTAAGTTGATTGATTTGTTTTCAATGAGTCAACCTATGCAATCGTTCGATTTTGTGCCCGTCCAGCAGTATGCATACAGCCCACCGTTGCAGGATTGCTTCGCGTCGGCGGTCTAGTCTCTGCGTTCGAACCTGTCGGCTGGAGCAATCAGATAATGGACGACGAAAATAGATTCCATTTGCCACCGGATTTATTCATTGACGAATCGCAAGTCTTCCCACTGTCGGACGAGTTGCCGAAGGGTGCCTGGCACATTACCGCGAAGCTGCGCGAGCTGCACAATCGCAAGGTCGACGGAGCCAACGTCATCGTTGCAGTCAACGATACGGCCGGTCAAGCCGATCACCCGTTCCTGCCAAAGCAACTGGCCGGCAAAGACTTCACCAACTCACGCTATGGACTGCGCGACACACATGGGCACGGAACGCATTGCCAAGGAATCGTCATCAGTGTCGCTCCAAAGGCGAGTCTTGTAACCGCGAAAGTGCTCGGCGACTCCGGCAGTGGTTCAACGACTGGGATCAATGCAGGACGAGTGTGGGCAGCGCAGCAAGGCGCGGATGTGATCAGCGAATCACTCGGAGACGGCGGCGGACCACCACTCGCGGCAGACCTTGCGGCCTACGATCAAGCCTACGCAGCCGGTGCATCAATTTGCGTAGCAGCATTAGGCAACGCTGGCTACAACGGTCGTTCCACCATCGGGCGACCTGGTTCTTACTCGACTCGCAATCACGGCATCGCGGCTATCGGATCCGATTGGCGTACGATCGCGGGTTTCTCCAGTGGTGGGCCTCAAGCTCGCTTCGCCGCTCCCGGCGCTGGAATCATCAGTTGTCGACCTGGTGCCGGTTGGGTCACGATGAGCGGTACGTCGATGGCGACTCCGTGGCAAGCTGGCCTTTACGCGTTGCTGATCGGCTATCGCCGTGGCATCGGATTGCCCGACTTGAAAGGGCCTGAAGAATGGTCCGACTGGTTCGTTACCGAGAAGCTGACCGTCGATCTCGGTGCGCCTGGCTGGGATCCGAGATATGGCAACGGCCTGGTCGACGTGAACAAGGTTGCTGATTATCTTCTGGAGCGCACAACACAAAATGTTTAAGCCAATCCTGATTCTGCTGCTGCTGTGCTCGTCTGCTTTCGCGCAAGTGAAGGTTGATGTCGAACCGTTCTCCGCGATCATCGCGAAGTCTGCGAGAGTTGAGCCCCTGGTTGATTCCGTGGCGGTCATAGTCACTGATCGAATCGCTGATCGTAGCGGAGCGTTCTTGACGATAGCTTCCGAATCGAAGTGGGCAACTCCGTATATCGATGCAAGCGGCGTGGAGATTTCTCAATCGCAGGCTGACGCAAAACGCTGGATCATGTTTGCGAAGCCGGGCAAGTATCGCGTGCAAATCATCGAATTCGACCCAGAGCGCGGACCACGATTCACGCCCGTCGAAGTCGTTATCGGCACGCCAACAAAACCCGATGAGCCCGGCACGCCCGAAAAACCCGAAGATCCAAAGCCGCCAGTCGGCGATTTTGTTGCGTTGAGAAACTCGGCGGATGAACTGGCCGACAAACTGAACGATCCGCCAACGCGAGCATCACTCGCGAAAGCCTACGAACATGCTCTCAATGCAGCGGCCGGCAAAGACTATGCTCAGTCGCGTGAGATTGTCACGATGTCGCGCTTCATCGCGCTCAACTCGCGCGAAGGTGCATCGCTCCAGAAGGATTGGACCTCCGGCTTCCTAAAGCCAATTGACGCTAAACTCTCGCAACTCGTAAAAGCCGGCGACGTGGCCGCGTACGCGCTCGCAATTACAGCGATTCAAAAAGGCTTAGTTCAAAATGCCAACTGATCCAAACATTATCGGCAGTGTCCTTTCAACGCTTGGCATTGGCGGCGCTCTGGTGTGGTATCTGTATTACACCACCAGCGTGACAATGCCGAAACGTGATGATCACTACTCGCAAACGCTAAACGAGATCACCAAAGAGTTTACGACGTGCCTGAAGGAAGAGCGAGATTATCGACGCACTGAGATCATCGAACTCAAGGCGGTCATTCGTGAATCCAGGTGCCTGTTTACTTTGCCAGAAAAACAGAATCAAAGAGTACAGCAAGAATCGGAATCAACTCGGAATGAACCTTGACGCCCAACAATTTGCAGTGGTCGCCGTGATGCTCTGTATCCTGCTCATCACTTACGCCTGCCTCTATCGCTGGGACGAAAACTACCCGAACGATCAAGGCGCTGAATAATTTTGCGGGCAACCGGCCGCATGAAACCGTAACCCGAGCTGACCCAATGCCACCACCGACCGCTCGCCCGTCGCTATGTTCAACTTGCGGCGCTCGCAAGATAGGCCGCTGCAATCGCTGCCGCCAGCCTCGCACCAATCGCAAGTCAGCGCATCAGCGGGGCTACGATCGTCGCTGGCGAACCGCGTCGCTGACCTTCCTTGCTCGGCCCGAAAACCGCACCTGTGCCATCTGCAAAAATCGCCTCGCCGAATGCGTCGACCACATCATTGACCATCACGGCGACAAAGAAACATTCTGGGACGTGAGCAACTGGCAACCCGCCTGCATCGCCTGCAACACCCGCAAAGCCCACCGCCGCAAACGCCACTAAGCACCAAGCACCAAGCACTCCCCACCAAGCACCAAGCACCAAGCACCAAGCACGAATTTGAATTAAATGGGCCAACGCGGACCGCTCCCCAAACCAACTTCAGCTCGAGCGCGCGAAGGCAACCCGCGCCGGCGTCCGCTGCCAACGGATGAACCCAGCCCGGCAGAGATCGCTATCGACCGCCTGCCACCACCGCCGGATCATCTGACCGCCGACGCCAAGCAAGTATTCTCCGCGCTCGCCAAGCTGCTGAGCGATTCGAAATTGCTGACCGTTGCCGACGTGCTGCCCATTGAATTACTGGCCGACTGCTACACGCAATGGATCAAGGCGCTGAAGATCCGCGCCGAGGCTGGCGTGATAACGCAGATGCTGAACCGCGATGGCGAAGTAATCGGTTCATGCGAGTCCGCGGAATCGAAGCTCTGTAGATCCTTGGCCGCCGACTGCAACCGCTGGTTCAAAGTTTTAGGCCTCGGCCCCGCCTACCGCGTCGGCTTGCGAATGACCACCGACGGAGCCGACGAAATCGAAGATCCATTGGCCGCGTCGATAGCGAATGGATAACAAACAAAACCGTGCTTGGTTCTTGGTGCTTGGTGCTTGGTTACGCGTGCAGGATGTCGGTGGCTTCGATGGAGAGATCTAACTGGGTCGCTGTTGCAGCGGTGCCTAGTCGACTGATCCGATTGCCGGTCGCTAGATCCGCGTCGGGCACAACCTCACCAGCCGTTGCACCGACGTAATAGGTCTCTCCGACCAGCATCGTTGTGCCGACCAGAATCACACTGCCCGCCGTTGCCACGTAGCCGTAGCCGTCGGCGACGCCTGGCGTCATCGACACGCCTTTGACCGTCGCCGCCGCCGAGCTGAGATTGTTGTCAGACAATTTTACCTTGTTGTCCGTCGCGTCCAGATAGACAGGTTGCCCGGCTGCGATCGTGGCCCCGTATTTGTAGCGGGTGCTCTTCGTGTCGGCAGTTGGTCGAACCGCTGTAATACCAGTTAATGCCGCCATTTGATCCGCTCCCGAAAGTGCCTACAAAATCACAAAGAATCTACCCGTTATCAACGTTGCCAATCTAAACGGCTATCTGGGACTTGTCCGACGTTTCAGCGTTCAGCAATAAACGCTCCGGCCACCAAATCGCGTAGCACTCATCCAGCGTAATGCGATTGATCCGCTTCCCCTGCTCGATCAATTCCGCCGTCACCACATCGTGCATACTCCAGCACGATTCGAAGAACGCCGGCGCGGATCCAAAATCAGGTTTCAATGCCAACCGCAACCAATTCGATTTGCACCCGCAACCCTTTTCAGGAATCCGTTTTTCCCAGTGATTGAAAAATAACTTGGCTCTGCGAACCGACCAGTCCGCCGCGTGCTCTACTGCATACCAATGCAGCGGTGCCCAGTGATTGTATCGCGGTCCTTCGGTGACTTCCGGTTGTGGTCCTGATTGCCCTGGACCTGCACCCGCATCCCAGGCCGCTCGATACCTTGGATCTGTATCGTACAGCCGTTGCCACACTGGCGACCGATTAAGGACTGCTTGTAGTTCAGGTGTCATTTAGCATTCCGTAATTACCGCTGTCCAACTGCCAGTCTCAGGCCATCCCACGCCGCCGCAAAGACACGCCAGGTCGCCATCGGTAACTTGGTACGGCCCGAACTCAAGCGAGAATGGATTGCACGATCCGGCGACTGGTGATCTCGCTACGTTGCCTCCGTTGGTCACCGTACAATCGAATCCAAGCGGCAACAGCGTGAATGATTCCCATGTTAATCCGTCGCCGCAATTCAAAATCATCGGCCAATCGATGCCGCAACAGTTTGCCGTTCCCTCCCAATACGCATCAGTTCGATTCCAGCGCAGTTGAAAATCGCAGTTCAGCGAAGCCAGTCTAATGCCTGAACCTTCCAAGTGAATGTTTAGGCAAGGAGGCACGTAGTAGTCACCGCACTGGCAAACGCAACTTGGGCAACCCGGCTTAGTTTGCAGGTGATGCGCAAACTCAAAGTTGTCCATCAGAAGCGAGAGCGTAGTTGTGCCGATGCCAGCTTGATAGCCCAGAGAAATTAGCGTCGTGTCTGCCGTGACTTGCGAGGTGATTGAGAATGTTACCTGAGCACAAAATTCATTGTCGGCAATGAACGCTGAGAATGTTCTCGCTGTTCCAGTGATTGAGCCAATGATCGCACTGTTCAGTAGCGTCTCAACTCCACCGCTAACGATGTAAAGCTGAATTTCTGAGTCGAATAAATCGTTTCGCACAAACCTTGCTAAGTGATGATTATCTTCATCAACAACATTCAAAAGCAAATCGTAAACATCGCCTTCGCTTTCTGCCACTGTATCAACGTACACCGCCATCGAGCCCGACGGCGTTGGGTGGACTGTGTTGCAGATCGCCTTGCCGCCCGCGTCAGCACGAACTTGATTGCTGAAAATCTCGAACGCACTTGCGGCGTATTCCGTCCAACTCGCGCCAAGTGACGCATTGTCCGCACGGTTGAAATCGTCGGCGAAGATCACGCAGCTCTCTGAACCGCAACAGCACAGTCTCGGTGGCATTGTTCAAACTCCTAACATGGGTCAGCGTACAATCCGGAGTTTGCAGAACAGCAACGATTTACCGCCGCCCAGTGAATCGGTGTCTTTTCGTCACAAGCCGCAGTGGCGTCGAGCGACAAAAATACCATCTCTGCCGCCCATACCGTGTAGCCGGTCATAACTGGCAGATCGAGAATGCAGCCGCTGTGGTCGACGACTTCCAACTCGGTCGAAACTAAATCGTCCTGACCAGGTGGCGAGCCCTTAACCGTTACCGTCGCGACGACTAATCCGGTATACGGTCCCGATACCGCCTCCGCAATTGAGACGACTTTGCATTCCAGCAGACTCCCCGCGCCACCGCCCTCGAACGGACGCGTGTTGTGATAGCGCCTCGGCGGTTGGTACTTGTCCTGATTTATCAGCCGCTTCAGCTTCCTCGCGGCTTCCTCGGTCAATGTGAAATCTTTCACGATCCGAGAGCCCCCAGCAGTGTGAGCGTATTGAAATCAATCTCTTCGAAATCCAACCATTCGCCGTACACGACCGGATCACTCGGAGCGGCTGGTTGCCCATCGCCGTTGAGGTAAACCGGATCTTGGATCGATCGCCCGTTCAGATCTTTCAGCGCCGCGTGCATCGGCTTGCCCGCGTCCAGCAGCGTACCAATCACTCCAGGATCACCAGGAGCCGCCCGTCGTGACGTGCCCTTGTCTTGGATCAGCCATTCCCAACCCTGCGGATCATGCGCGACTTCCACGGTGATCTCGACCAGATTGACATTGCCCCATCGCATCTTGGAAAGGTTGACTGAATCAAGCAGGGCAGTGCGAGCGGACCACAGGAAAGACTTGCCGCCAAACAGCACCGTGAAAGCGACTTGGTTTAGCGAGCCTTCGGCATCAACTAGATTGCTTGGCACTGTCGCCCGCAACCAACGGAATGTCCAGATGTACATCCGTCGGCGATGCTCTGGCGTTTCCACAAACGGCTGCAACGCGGAATTCACCAACGGGCTTTTGCCGTCGGCATCTTCGTTGTCGACCATGTACGTGGCCGATGCGCCAGTCAACGAGTATCCATCCACGTACTTTGCTTTCACCGCTGGTTCATGCACCACCACGGTTCGCCGCTGCCATGTCGGTGACCAGTCTTCCGGATCGATCGAGCCGCTGTTCGGTGTCGGCGTTGATTGCTGATCGGGCTCGTCTTCTTCCATCTCTTTCCAGTGGACGTTGACGGTCCACAGGTAACCCTGATTGGCTTCGGATGAACAGGTGATCCGATCACAGATTAAATAGTTACTGCCGAGTTGCTTGAGCGTTCCCTTTGGAATCGGGTTGCCGGATGATACCCACAGTTCCGCCATCTCGACTTTATCGATGCGAGCGCTGACGCGAACCAGGTACTGATCCACGTCGCTGGCCGTGGTTGCGCTGAACTCCAGGTCACCCGTCCGCAACCGTCGCTGTCTAATAATTAGGGCCATATACAAAACCGTTCTTGGTGCTTGGTGCTTAGTGCTTAGTGCTTAGTGCTTGGTGCTTGGTTTTTTCCCCCCGAACCAAGCACCAAGAACCAAGAACCAAGAACTAAGAACATGTATTATTTATAAATCCACGGGGATTGGTTTGTCTTGATTGCGGACCGCATCAATCAGCCGATCGGTCGACCGCTTGGCTTCATCCAGCTTGGCCATGTGCTCCGCTTGCCGCTTCTCCGCAGCCACTGATTCCAACTTGGCCTGTTCTTCCAAACGCCGCTGAGCCTCAATCAATTCGGCGGGTGTCTGAGGTGCCTGATTCGCCGACTCATCGAAGACTGGGAAGCGTGTCGTTGGATTCAACTGCGGACCATTGGCTTGCTGGTTTTTTAGTGCGTCCTTCTCGGCCAAGCGAGTCTGCGAATCGGCTTCGTTCTCGGCTCTCACTTCTTTCAATCGGTCCAGCATTTTTTCAGCACTGTCAAACGTCAGCGCCTCACTCGCGTCGTTAAGCGCCCCGGAGAAATCGCCGACGGCGATTCGTCCCAACACATCGAACTGAACCGTCAGCAGTTCGTACAAATCTTTTGCCAAACCAACTGCCGTCGCGAGGCCATCGACAAACCCACGCATCGCCGACTGCATCCCGCCGATTTCATTGGCCGCTGCCAGAAATTCTTCGCTAAAGATTTTGAACAGCGGCGCTAGCTCAGCCGCGCCCAACTGGACTAGCCCCTCGAAGATCACGCCGACTCTCGCCCATTGGTCGCTGGCCTCAGCCGCCGCCGCCACCTGAGCATCAGACAGGCCCAACCACTTCGCCGCAAAGTTGTATGACTCCTCGATCGCATCCGCCCCGCCGCGCAACGCTCCGACTAAGCCAGCCGCCCCCTTGCCAAACAAATCGTAGGCGATCGCTAGCTGTGCCGTCGGATCGCCAATCTGTCTGGTTGCTTCCGCGATCTGCTTCAGCGCTTCCACCGGACCCGCTTGCAGCAATGCGCCCGCATCCAGCCCCAATCGGTCAAGGGCTTCCTTGGTTTTGCCCGAACCAGATCGAGCCTCATCAAGACCGACCAGCAATTTTTGCAACGCGGTATCGATCGTCCCCGAGTCCAAGCCGGTCAGCTCGCCGAGGGAAAACTCCAGCCCTCGCAGCTCCGTGAAACTGATCGCCAGTTTATTGGCCACGTCCGCTTTGTCGGCGATCCTATCCAGTTCGTCATAGACGCCGCGAATCGCGATCACTGCCGTAGCCGCACCCGCAGCCAGCGCGGCAAAACCTGCGGTCACCGCTGCTGTGATCGGTGTTCCGATGCCCGCGAAAACATCCTTCAGCCCGCCGAGTTTTCCGCCGACGCCGCCGCTGAATGCGTTCACATCACGTTGCGCCTTGCCCAGCTCCGTCGACAGACCGTTAGCGTTGCCGGTGATTCTTAGATTCAGCGCTTCAAGCTGTGCCATCGGTCTGAGCCTTTTCTTTTTCCGCCGCTGCTGCCCTGTCTGCGTCTAGTCTCTCTGCGTCTAGCCTGTCTGCGTCCAGCAACGCGATCAGATCATCGTCATCTGCATCCACGCAACCCACATGCGGATAGGTGGGTCGCACGTCCTCGAACTTTGCCCCTCGCTGCCACATCGATGCTACCGCCGCTCGATAGTCTCGCCGCGTCTCGCCCCACGGATCTATTTCATAGAGCGCCAACCAGTCGAGCAATTCATCCGTCGTCAGATCCTGGATCAGATACCGAGGGTGTCTGTATCCGAGTTCTCTGGACAAGGCGAACATGGCTCGGACTGATTCGGCTCCGATTTTTTTTTACGTTCTTCACTCGCCCCGCACAGCTCATTGAACTCACGGACTGCCTTAGCCAGCTCGACCATTTGCGACGGATGCCGAAGCAACCAACTTCGCCCGCGTTCGTTATCAAATACACCAGGCCCGTTTTCGTCCCCGATTCCCAACTGGCATTCACGCAACGAATAGGGAATCATTTCTTCCGCCGAAGCGTGCGGCAACCGCATCAATTCAAAAACCTGTTGAGACTCAAGTCTCCACAGATAAAGGCCACCAGGCCAACCCTCAATTTCGAGTTTACGCTTAACCGGAAACGCGACTTCTAACGCAGCCAACAATTCAATCATAGTTCCACCAAACTAAGCACTAAGAACCAAGCACGCATTTATTATTTATCCAATGAACATCGAAGACAAACCGCCGTGGTGATCAGTGCGCGACACGTCGGGCACCGATGCTCTCTGACCGTATCCGATTCAAACGGCAGGACCTCGCGTCGAATCTCAGCGATCAGTGATCTATTGCGGCCAAGCTCGCGTTCGAGTTCACGCAAGGGCCTATTGTCACTGTCCAGTAGAAAGCGTCGGATGTTTTGCTTTTCTTCATCCGTCGCAGGCTTACGCGGTCTCGGCGTCAAATCCGCTGACCAACGGTAACAAGAGCTGTAATGAATGCGGGTGATCCCCGCCACTGCTCTGAACGTCCGACCGCTTGCGATCAGCAGTCTTACGCGCCGAACTCGGCTTTTTTTTTTCGACTTCCGAGGCCGCGAAATTATTGACGATGGTCGCCGCGATCAATTGAGATGGTTCAATTCCCGTCAGCGCCGAAGTCTGCTCGAAATGGTCGACGATCGATTGCGGCAGATCCAACGTCCACGGATCGTTGATTGTGATCCTGCCAGTGCTACCAGTGCTGCTACTCAGATTCGATGCCGACCCTGCGAAATTTCGGTTGGGCAGGACTCTTTGGACTGCCACGCGGTTGAGATCTCGGCTTTCGTTTTCCATTTTGGAGCACGTCCTTTGCGTTGTTTGTTTGGTCCGACCACCCCGGCAAACTGTCCACTAGCTGTTGATCCTTCACCGCCGAAAGCCGCAACGTGATACCACGTTTCCGCCGCCTTTCGCCCCAGAAGCGAAGAACGCACACAACTTGACAATCATTGTACAACACACCCGCCGACTGTAGCGAGTCCCACAGTGCCTTCTCGTAATTGTCCAGATCGCAGCTCTGCCCGTTGGGGTGCAGGACCAGCACCGCCGCCACCGGCCCTAAGAATTTCGGTAACCGCATCTGTAGGCAAAGGGCCTGCACCTCGGTTCGGTATCGCTTGGCCTCCGCTGAAAGATAGACTCCGCCGCTATGATGGCCCCAGTATTTATTGACCGACGGCGGCATAGGAAAGACTGCTTCCGCCGACTGGTCAGACTTCAGAAACTCAAGCCATCGTTCCATCGCTCGGCCTATGAAAAACTAGCCAACAACCCGCAACTTGAACGGCTCCCCGCTCATTGTCTCAGCGACATTCAAAACGTGTCGGTACAGATAACAGAGCGCCGAGAACGCTTGCACCCGGATCATTTCATACAGTTGCGTTTTCAACTCACTCACGTTTTCGTCTCCGTGTTATTTGCGCTAAACTGACCAATAAGTTGTTACTCGGATTTGTCCTGCCGCTTTGGCCCTCGCGGTGGCCGGTTTTTTGACCAACGCAACGCAGCCGCCACACTCACCAGCGTTGTGCCACCGATTGTTTCGACGGTTTGCTTGATCTCGCCGCGATCAATTGCGTGACGCAATCCACCGCGACCGATCCCGGCGGCCTGAGCCGTCTCAGTGATCGTGCCGTACTTCGTTGGATCAATCATTAATAGCTCATC